CGAAGCGCGGGTTCTCATCGCCGAGGTTGCGGCTGAGCGTCGAGGCGATGTCGATGCCCCAGGAGTCGCGCTCGTCGCACTTGCGATCGTCGCGGGCCTCGCGGATCGAGGCGGCGACCAGGTTGTAGTCCTTGCGGGACATGGTGTCTCCGATCGTGGGGTGCCCCCGTCCGCCCCGTTGGCGGTGGGTGACGACGACGCCCGGCCGAAGCGGGGCGTCGTGTGTTGCTGCCTAGTCCGGGTGCCACGATCCCGCCCCGAAGGCGGTACGCGCTTGTTCCGTTTCGTGCAGCAAGATTGCGCGCTGCCCCGGCCGCATCCGGCCGGAGCTTGGTGAAGGCGGCGCGTACTGCCTCCGTTTCGAGTGTCTTCGGCGCCGCGGACGGCGCCTTATCTCCCCACCTGTGAAAGCTCGGACGGGCGCACTCGACGCGCCGAAGCGCGTCCCGCTGTCGCGGTCTTCAGGTCAAGCCAGTCCTCACAGGTTGAATCAATGTGGAGTCTCTCTCCCGGACACTGACGGCCCGGGTGGCTCTCATCGACGCCTGAGGGTGGGATCCCGCACCGGACTGCATGCGGGCCTCATGACGGAGGCTGGCTCGTAGGACGGCTTCCGCGATCAACCGATCGGGCCTGCCGCGTACTCGGGACTTCGGCGGGTACATGAAGCTCCGGGATATGAGGGAGCCGGGGGAGCCTGGTGGCTCCAGATCCGCGTGGTTGGCGAGTGCGATCCCACTGTGCCTACAGAGCACGGCCGTCGCAAGGGGAACGCTCGTACCCGGGAACGGAAAAGTTCGCAATTTGCGGCCGAAACTTTTAGGCTGGGCGGGTGGGATCGCTCCAGGATGAGGCGGTGCGGCTCCTGAACGCCGCTGTTCGCAGCGGCGACGTCAAGCCGCCGGAGGCGTGCGAGAACTGCGGCGTCGAGGGCGTCCAGGCGCACCATCCCGACTACTCGCGGCCGTTCTACGTCAGGTGGCTCTGCCTCGACTGCCACGGCGCCGAGCACGGGCGCCGCCAAGGCGGGAGGCCGCGGTTCACAGACCCGTTCATCGCCCCCGTGTGCGGAGGCTGCGGCGACTTCGTCGACGGCCCTCGCTGCCCTGTCTGCGGCGCTCGAACGCAGTAGAATCCCTGGGGATGGTCGACCTTCGAGGCGCCCTGAACGGCGTCGGGGCCGCAGCCGACGTTGCAGGCTCCGGCCTCGGATGGATGGGGCACGAGGCGTTGCAGCAGCCCGCCCGGGCCGGGGCGTTCCTCGGCGGCCTCTCGCACCGCTCGAACGTCGACTGGCAGGCCGACTTCCTCGCCAAGGACTTGCGCGACCGCGGCGTCCCGGAGGCGGCCGCCAGGGCGCTCGCGCTCGACCTCGCCCACTCGCTCGACATCAACACTTCGGAGCGGCGTCAGGCGGCCGTCCAGGTCGGCCTGAACCGTTACCGGGCAGACGTCCACCGGCATGGCTGACGGGGCGGAGGACGAGCGCCAGGACGCGAATCTCGACCAAAACGGTGCGGATACCAGGACGCAAGCTCCGCCCGGCTGGCCCGCCTTCCCGGACGGCGTCCGAGCGCACGACAGCGTCGACCTCGACCAGCCCGACCCGGCCCGCCCCGAAGACACCGTGTACCGGCGCTGCGTCGCCGCCACGACGGCAGGCGGCCGATGCGGAGCGCCCGCCATCCAGGGCCGACTGATCTGCTCAGTCCACGACGGACGCGCCAGCCCCGCGGCCGGAGGGCACGCAAAAGCCAGACTCGCAGCCGAACGCAAACAAGCAGCAGAACAACAAGCCGCCCTGGCGCAACTCGGCACGCGCGCAGTCGTCGCTGCGGCGCTCGCGGAGAAGCACGACGAGATCCGCCGGGCGTTGCATGTTCTGGCAACAGCGGCGGCCTCCGGGGACGTGAAATCAGCCCAGGCTCTGATCCCCTGGCTGAACCAGGGACTCGGCATGCCGACGGAGCGGATCCAGCAGAGCACGACCCTGGACGCGGCCGACCTCGCGTCGCTCTCGACAGACGAATTGCAGGAACTGGTCGCGTTGAAGCGCAGGGAACGGATGAGGGCGGAGAGCACGCCCCAGGCTGAGCCGGGCCAGGCTCAGACCGGCTGAGAGGGCCTCCGGGGCAAGGACACGATCGCGGATCGCACGGCCGTGTCGCGGCCGCGTATCGCGCGCGAAAGAGGGGGCCGGGGGGCACCCCTCCGCGCCCGCGACGGCCCCGACAGTAACCCGCCGGGGAGCCTCTCTGCGGCTACGGGGTCGCCCCCGTTTCTGGTGGCTTTGGTTGTGGTACCATCACCGCCATGAACACCACTGATGATGTTCGCACCACTGTGGTTCTGCCGCGTTCCTTGTGGCGCCGGATTCGCGTGCTGGCGGCGGCCGAGGACAAGTCGGCGGCCCAGTGGGTGCGGGAGGCGGTCACGTTGGTAGTCGAGAGGAGCGAGTTGCATGCCAGATGAGAGCGTGTTCGACGACGTGAACCCGCAGCCGCAGCCGCCCAGCCCCGCGTCCGGCAGCGAGGTTGCGCCTGATGCCACGAGCGACGCGGTCGGGTCAGCGGAGTCTGAGGCTCCGAACCCCGCTGACGCTACGGGGCACGCTAGCAGCCCTGTTCCCACAAACCCGGAAACGTCAGGCGTCGAGGCTGGGACTCCCAGTCCCGCCGCCGCACCGGTCGAGCGTCTCGTCGCGGAGGCCCGCGCCGGGCGCGCGCTCACCGACGCCGACGAGCAGCGGATCCGCGACTTCTACGGCTACCAGCGCTCCGAGACAAGGACGCTCGCCGAACGCGACGCCGCCGCCGCCCGCGCGCTCCTCGACGCCGCCCCGCTTCCCGATGTGCCCGCCATGGCGGGGATCCGCCAGGTCTGGGGCGACTCGCCGTTCCCCGCCCAGGCGATCGAAGCCTGGGGGCTGCAAGGGTTCCTCGGCTCCGCCGCCCACCAGGCCGCCTGCGACGAGCACGACCGGCGGGGACGGCTCGCCCTGGTGCGCGCCGCCTACGTGAAAGCGTTCCGGGAGCAGAAAGGGAAGAAGTGAGCGTCGGCCTCTGGCTGCTCGCAGGCTGGTTCGCGTTCATCGGGTGCAGCTTCCTGCACACGCTTGTCCGCCACCTGCAAGGCTGGCGGGGCGGCTATTTCGCCCGCGGCGGCACCCGTTACGTTCGCGAATGGAACGTTAAAACAGGTGAGCGCCGGTGAGCGGACGCGACGACCTGGTGGGCCGGGGGCCGGAAGGGGTGTTCACCCCGGGAGGGGAGAGTGGGGCGGGGCGTCTCCCCGGCGAATCGCACGGGCCGGAACGCGTTCGTGGCGAAGATCACGCCGCTGATAGATGTGAGCATGGCTACGGCCCCGAAGGCTGCACCTGGCCCTCATGCCCGAACGCGGCCCCGGAGACTCCCGTACCCGCTGCCGCTTGGAGACGCCGCGTGGTTCCAGTGCGCTTCTGGACGCGCCGTTGCCGAGGATGCGCCAACACCGGCCCGCACGACGCGCACCTGACCTGGCTGGGGAAATGGGTGTTCCGTGTCCGCTGAGAGCCGCTGCGAGTGAAAGCGTTCGGGCTGCGCATGCTCTGGCTGGCCGTGCTCGCCCTCGCCGTCACCGTCGTCTACCTGATCGTTCGCCCGCTCTGGTGACCCGCTACGAATGCACGCGCTGCCGCGGCGTCCACCACGACGCCTCCTCGAAGATCGGGGTGGCGCACGCCCACTACGGGCGCCCGATCGTCAGCTTCACGAACATGGGGCCGGTCAGGCACATCGAGGAGGCGACGGCCCTGATGCGGGAGGTCACCGCCGACCACGCCTGGACGCCCGCCGGAGTCCGGCTGGTCGAGTCTGCCGCCCGGGACTTGTCCGCCGTCATCCGTATCCTCAGGCCATGAGCGAGTGGTACGAGAAGGCGTACCTTGGCGGCGGCCCCGTCAAGGTTGACGGCTTCCCGCGGCCGCTCTACCCGGCTGACGCGTCCAAGCAGGGGAAGAAGCCGTCCGTCGACGGCCCCGACGTGCTCGCCTACAAGCGGGCTGTCTGCCGCGCCGGACGCTGGGGCGACTGGGATCCGTCGCTGTGGGACGACACGTTCTCGAACGGCTTCTCGCACGGCAAGTCCGGAAACGTGAAGGACACAGGTGTGGCCGGGTTCCAGCGGCAGATGGACTTGGACGACACCGGTTGGATCGGCAAGAACACGTTCGACGCGATGCGCTACGCGCTGATCAGCGACCCGTCCTCGCCGAACTACAAGCAGCCGATCCTCGACTCGGTGTGCGTGCAGAACCTGAACAAGGCGTACGCGAAGTTCGGCGGCCACGAGCCGGACTCAAGCAGCGGCACCGTGCGACAGGCGGCGCTGTCGCTCGCCGTCTCGCAGATCGGCGTCAAGGAGTCGCCGCCGGACACGAATCAGGTGAAGTACACGAGTTGGTATGGCATGGTCGGCCCGTGGTGCGCGATGTTCGTGACGTGGTGTTTCGAGACGAATAAGAAGCGCGAGTCGCCGTCGTTCCTGAAGGGGTCGCGCTACAGCTACGTGCCCTATCTGGTATCCGACGCTCGCAACGGCAAGTACGGGCTGAAGACCGTCGGCGCAGACCAGGTGATCCCTGGCGACCTCGTCTGTTACGACTGGTCGCGCGACGGCACCTACGACCATATCGGCATCTTCGAGAAGTGGATCATGGGTGCCTCCGACTTCCAAGCGATCGAAGGCAACACTTCTACGTCGAACAACTCGAACGGCGGACAGGTGATGCGCAGGCAGCGCAACGCCTCGCAGCAGGGGACGACGTTCGTGCGTGTCGCGGAGCCGTGATGTGCTCGTCGGCGTCGACGTCTCCGGTGACATTCTCGGCACCGTCGGCGTGTTCCTCTCCGGCGCGGGGACGCTCTTGACCGCCTTCGGCGCGTTCCACTACGAGCGCAAACGCGGCGAAGCGGAGTGCGCGAAACGCTTCGAGGCGATGAGGGAAGGTTTGCGCGTGCGCAAGACGATCGAGGAGGAGGACAAGCCGTGAGGTGGCGCGTGTTCGCGCTCGGCGCGGTAAGCCTCGGCCTGGCCGCGACCACCGGCTTCCTCGCAGCCACCGTCCTCGGCGCCTCCCAGCAGGCGCCCTCCGAGACGATTACGGTCACCGCGACCGGGGAGACGGGGCCGCCCGGCCCGGTAGGCCCGCCTGGCCCGAAAGGCGACACCGGCCTGAAAGGCGACACCGGTGCGCAGGGGCCGCCGGGTGCGCCAGGGGCAGAGGCGTGCCCGGTCGGCTCCACGTTCAAGGCGGTGCGAATCGTGTCGTCCGGGCCGCCCGTTGAGATCTGGGCCTGCGTGAAGAACTGACGTGCCCGAAGCGATCGTCGCTGGCCTGCTGATATGGCTGCTGCGAAAAGTGTTCAACGGGAGGGACGCGTGAGCACCGACCCGCCGGTCAAAGGGAACGGCCGCTGTCGCGTCTGTGACAGGGCCAGGCCGCCGGTCGCGAAGCTGCACGACGACCCGTTCTGCTCGACGGGCTGCTGCCGCCAGTTCTACCGAGTCGACGGATGAGTTGGCTCGACGACCTGGAGGCGCGCGTCAACGAGCTTCTCACCGCCCTGGAGCGGTGCGCGAACGCGCTGGAACGTATCGCGGTCGCGCTAGAGAGGTTAAGGTTGGGATACAAATGACCTCCTCATATACAGTTGTCATCTCCGGCACGCCCGCGCTCGACATGTGGGGCGAGCTACCTGACGGACGGTTGTGGGGCGAGTGGCGCTGGGTCGACTGCTCGCCGCAGACCTACCAGGCGATCGAGTTCTTCCAGGCGCTCCCGGCGACACTGATTACCGACACCGGCGAGGTCGTAGAGTCGTCGCATCCGTACCTGCGCAAAGGCGACATTCTCAAGCTGGTGCCCGCGTGAGCATCCCGCTGCCGCTCCCGGTCGACGAGAACGTCCGCTTCGAGGTGCTCGGCACGCCGCAACCGGCCGGGTCGAAGCGCCCGTTCCAGCGCAAGGACGGCTCGCTCGGCGTCCGTGACGCGAACGACAACGCGCGCGAATGGAAGAACCTGGTCGCCGACAAGGCGGCCGAGACGATGCGCGGGCAGCCGCCCCTGGAAGGCCCGCTCGCGATGCTCGTCACCTTCTATCTGCGCCGCCCCAAGTCGCACTACGGCAGCGGGCGTAACGCGGGCAGGCTGAAGGCGAGCGCGCCCTTCTACCCGTCCACGAGGCCGGACACGTTGAAGCTGACCAGGGCGATCGAGGACGCGCTGACCGGTGTCGTCTACCGCGACGACGCGCAGATCGCGATGCAACTCGCGATTCGCAGGTACGGCGACCGGCCGCGTGTCACGATCGTCGTCGGAGGCATCTGAGCGTCGGACGCCCGTCGCGTCTTGTTCGACAACGGCACAAAGGAGGAGCCATGCCCGGCAAGCAGGTGAAGAACTGGAAACAGTACGAGGCGTTGCGCAAGCAGGGCATGTCGAAGGAGTCGGCTGCGCGGATCACGAACGCGCAGGCGGCGAAGAAGCGGAAGCCGCGCAAGTAACAGGAGGGGCGCCCCGCGGAAGGCGCCCCTTTGAACAAGAACCCTGGAGGAATTCGAGCCTACCACGGCCTGCACGCCCACGGCCCCCAGCTATAGCCGGAGTCGCGGAAGTACTGGTAGGCGGCCCGGGCTTGCGCCCACGCGTTCCAGGCGTGCCCGTACCGGGCACGAGCGTAGGCGCCCATCTGGAACAGGCCGAGATACTGGCCGTTTCGCGCCCATATAGATAGGTGTGACTCGCACGAGGCGACCCTGATCGCCTGCGAGCAGTAGCGGCCAAAGGTTGCGCAGATCGCGTGTGCTTCGCCGCTCTCGGATGCTGCGTGAATAGGTGCCGCGGCGCAGAGCGCCCCCGCGGCCAGGACGGTTACCGTCATCAGTCGCATCTCGCCTCCAAGTCGGCGTCCCCGGCGGCGCGAGCCACCGGCTGGTCAGCCTGGATCCGTCTGGCTACCCCCTCTCGGCGATTAGTGAGTTCCCCAGCGTGTCGCCATGCCCTGTTTTCCATGATCTGAGCGCGAGATGAGGGCGAGGTGTTCGGGCTTCACGCAGTTGCGGGTGCGGCAAACGTGATCTACCTCCATGCCGGGCGGGATCGGCCCGATGGTCTTCTCGTAGACCACCCGATGGACGTACACGGCTTCGCCTTGCGCTTTCACGCGTCCGTACCCATCCTCGGTGAGGTAGCCCGTGAAGAGGAGACACCCGTCTGGCTGGGCGCATACTTTCCGCATGAGGCGGTCGAACGGCGGCGTGGCTTTCACAGGCGGATGAGAGACTAACCCCCATGGCGGCCGTCGACCTTCTCGAACAGGCCGAGTACGAGCTAGCCCTGCGCAGGCTGCGCAAGGCGAAAGCGCTGGAACATCCCGCGTTCATGCTCCAATTCACCCACTGCGTCGACGCGAAAACCGGCGAGGACTTCGACTTCGACCTGCTCACCGCCGGGGAGCGCGAGACGATCGACCTGGACGGGGAGCCGGGGCCGTGGCACTGGCACCGCGACCTTCTCGACTCCTGGATGACCCAGACGATCTCGCTGGAGTACAAGGCCCGCCAGCTAGGCATCACCTGGCTGGCCGCCGCCTACGGCCTCTGGATCGTGCTCGCCCGTCCCGGCTCGCGTGTCCTGATCGTCTCGATCAACCAGGACGAGGCGGTGAAGGTGATCGGCCGCATCTGGGGCATGTACCAGGCGCTCCCCTCCTACATGCGCGACCACATGACGCTGACGAAACCGGCGCGCGGCGGCCTCCCCTCTCAGGAGATCGAGTTCATGGACAGGGAAGGGAAGCGCTCGGCGATCATCGCGCTCCCGTCGACGCCGAAAGCCGGTCACGGCGAGACGGCCGCCCTCGTGATCCTGGACGAGTTCGCCTACGAGGACTTCGCCCGGCAGACCTGGAAGGCGTGCTTCCCGATCATCGACGGAGGCGGCCGCGCGATCATCGTCTCGACGGCGAACGGCGTCTCCACCGTCGACGGTGAAGGCGAGGCCGCCGGGTCATTCTTCCACTACCTGTGGGCGAACGCGTCCTCGATGGGGATCGCCCGCCGCTTCCTCGGCGTCTTCACGCACCCGGACAGGGACGAGGATTGGTACGCGCTGAAGGCCAGGTCGCTGCCGCCGTCGGATCGCGCCGAGTCGTACCCGCGCACACCGGAGGAAGGGTTCATCCTCACCGGCCGCTGCTGGTTCGACCTGGACGTCCTGAACGCCTACCAGGACAAGTGGCGCGAATCGGGCCGCACCGGCTACCGGATGTCGTTCCGGGAGCTATTCAAGGAGGCGGCCCGGGTTGTCCGTCGCGACGGCGAGTGGCGCGTCTACGAGGATCCCGTCGACGGCCACCATTATGGGATCGCCTGCGACGTCGCGACCGGCTCCGGCGACGACTTCTCCTCGGCGCACCTGATCGACCTGACGAACGGGCGCTGGGTCGCCGAGTATCACGCGCGCGTCCACGAGGACGTGTTCGCGAAAGACCTGTACTACATGGGCCGCTGGTACTTCGACGCGATCATCGCCGTCGAGACGCAGGGCGGCTACGGGCGCGCCGTCGTGATGGAGCTTCGCAACCCGCGGCAGGGGCGCAGACCGTACTCGAAGCTGTACCGCCACCATGTCGGCGTCGAGGAGACGATCGACCCGGCCGAACGGGACGCGTTCGGCTACCCGGTCAACCAGGCGACCAGGCCGCAGTTGATCAACCAGTTGGAGCAGTGGATCCGGGACGGCCTCTGCCCGTGGATCACCCCCGACCTGGACGGCGAGCTTCGCACGTTCTCTCGCCGCAACACGCGCCCGTCGCCGCGCGCCCTGGAAGGCTGCAACGACGACCGTGTCATGTCGGCCGCCGGGTCGCTGGAGCTTTACCGGCAGTACGGTTCACATCCGAAGCGGCGCAAACAGAAGACCAGCCGGGGCCGCTGGAAGAATTCCCAGTACTCGTGGGAGCGGGACGGGGCCGAACGCGAGTTCAACCTTGCCCGTTACCCGGCCAACGGATAGGAGAAGGTGAGAAGATGGCGCTCGACATGATCGCGGGTGCTGCGGCGCCCGGCATGACCGGGGCGGGTGGCCCTGACCCCGGCTACGGCGCTGGGCCGGGCGGCCCCGGCCCAGGCGTCGATCCGGGCCAGCAGCAGGCGCCGTCAGGCGGCGACCCGAACTCGATGGCCGCCGACATCCTCGGCCAGATGCTCGACCTGGCGACCCAGTACATGCAGATCGAGCCGGACGAGGAGGACAAGCAGATCGTCGCGACGTGCATCGCCCAGTTGCAGAAGGTGCGCGCGAAAGACCAGCAGGACGCGGACAAGCTGACGCAAGGCACGGTGACGCCGCGCGCGCTACGGGCCGCTCTCGGCGGGTAGGACATGGCGAAAGAGAAGCCCGACTACAGGCCGAACGAGAAGGACAAGCAGGCGATCCAGGAGGTTCGCGACTGCATCGCCGAGGGCCGCCGCTGGCACAACGAGTACGCGCGCAAGGTGGAGCGCCGCTACAACGCGTGGCGCGGCCTCCAGGCGAACGACGAGAAGCCGAAAGGGTGGCGCTCGAACCAGCACCCGCCGCACCTGATCAACATCATCGAAGGCATGCTCGCCTCCCTGGAGGAGGAGAACCCGTCCTGGAAGGTGTTCCCGCGGGCGCTGCCCGGCATGGACATCGATGAGGCGTTGCAGGCGACCGAGGGCGCGGACGTGTGCGGCTACCTGCTCGACCACCAGATGCGCATCGACGAGTTCTCGTCGAAGGCGGGGCCGCTCGCACACCAGGATCTGATCGCCGGGATGACTGTCGCGAAAGTGTTCTGGATGAAGCAGGAGGTGACGCGCAAGTCGCTCGACGAGACGCCGGAGCTTATCTACGACCAGGCTGGTGGGACGATCGACATCGCGAACAGGATGGACGAGTACGAGCAGTCGGTCGTGACCCGTGACGACCCGACCCTTGAGGTTCGCGACGTGCGCGACTTCATGTACCCGGAGTCCGCGACGTCGATCGAGTCGTCCCCGTGGGTGATCGACCGCACCTACGTCACCTACTCGACGCTCGTGAGGATGGAAGCGCTCGGCGTGTACAAGAACGTGAAGTACGTGGAGCGCACCAAGATGGACGAGTCGAACGCCGGGCCGGAGGTCGTGTCGGAGCGGGAGAAGCGTCTCCGCAACGCGGACAGGACGCGCGGCCTCGTCGAGATCGTCGAACTGTGGACGTCCGAGAAAGTCGTGACGATCGCGAACGGCGAGGTGCTGCTGCGCAACGCGCCGAACCCGTTCTGGCACGGCCGCAAACCGTTCCTCGTCTGCTCGGCGATCCCCGACCTGTTCCAGATCCCCGGCGTCTCGGTCGTGGAGGGACTCGCGTCGATGCAGGAGATGCTGTGGACGCTCACCAACATGCGCCTCGATGCGACACGGATCGCCGCGAACGTGATCACGATCATCCGCGGCGACGTCGACAACCCGGAGCAGTACGAGTTCGCGCCGGAGGAGCAGTGGATCGTCCCCGACCCGAACGCCGTCCACGTCATGGACATGACGCCGGTGATCGCCGCCGCGAACGCGACCTTGCAGGCGGAAGGGCTGCTGCGCGGCGACATCCAGAACATGATGGGCGGGCTGCCGTTCACCGGTAGCGCCCAGAACCAGACGATCCCGGTCGACACCGCCACCGGCATGTCGATCATCACCAACATCGCCCAGGCGATCCTCGCCCGCCGGAAGTCGCAATACCAGCGCATGTTCGGCCGGGCCGGGCAGATGTTCCTGGAGCTTGACCAGCAGTTCCTGCGCGAGGACAGGGTGGTCGAGATCCTCGGCGAGGGCGGCGCCCGCCGCTACCTGGAGGTCGGCTGGCACGACGTCCAGGGCGTCTACGACGTCCAGTTGGAGGTGCAGGGCGAGTCGCTGATGCGGCAGGAGCGCCGCGCCGAGAACAGCGCCCTGCTGACGATGGCGCTCCAGGGGGCGGGGATGAGCGCCCAGTTCGGCGCCACCCTGAACATCCGCCGCTTCTGGGAGCGGCTGCTCGACTCGTACGGGATCGCCGACAAGGCGACATACTTCGCTGCGCCGCCGGGGCAAGGCACCGCAGCCGCCCCGGCTGCACTACCTCCGGGCGCCCAGAACGGGGCGCCGGGGACGCCGCCGCAGGCGTCCTCGATCCTCGACCAGATGACGAACGGGTCGGTACCGGCCGGGGGGATCACGAACGAGGCGCTCGCCGCCGGGCCGTCGTCGCCGTCTTCTCCTGTTTCTATGTCGCCGGTCGCACCGATGCAGCAGTCGCTGGCCCGTGTCGGCGCCGGACGGTCGGTGTGAGCGAGCCTGTCGACCCGGAGCGCGTGCTGCTGCACGCCGCCGAGACGATCTCCCGTCTCGGGCGCCTGGAGGAGTTCGAGTTCCTCCGCCACGAGATCGTCGAGAAGCAGGACAGGATGCGGCAGGCGCTCGCCGCGCGCGTGATGGGCGGCGAGTCAATAGAGGCGTTGCAACGCCAGGTTGACTACGACCGCGGCTTCGTCGACGGGATGATGTACCCGTTCAAGGTGGTGCGCGGCGCGACGCAGAAGCTCGCCGAACTGGACGAGAGCCGCGAATCTTCGGAGCCGGAGGAGACGGAAGACATGTGGAAAAACTATGGGTAGCGACGAGCAGATCGAGGCGCCGGTCGAGTTCCCCGACGAGGCGTTCGAGCCGGACAACGGCTCGCTGAGCGTGGAGCAGTTCGCGTTACGAGTGAACGCGAAACGGGAGCAGGCATACCAGGACGCCGGATGGACGGTGCCGCCCGGCGCCGAAGGCGACCCGGAGGCGCTGGAGCCGATCGAGGACGAGGAAGGCGAGGCCGAGGAGCCGGAGCCTGAGCTTGCGCCGGAGGAGACGGAGCCTGCGCCGGAGACTGAGGAGGGCGAGGAGCCGGACTTCTACGTCGGCCGCTACAAGACCAGGGAGGCGGCCGAGGAGGGGCTGCGGGAGAAAGACGAGACAATCAACCGGATCTTCCGGGAGCTTCACGAGCAGCGCCAGCAGATCGAGCAGGCGCTCCAGGAGGAGGCGGAGCCTGCCCAGCTTGACGCGGCCGCCTGGCAGGAGTGGGCGGAGACGGCGGTGGAGGCGCGCGCCGGGCCGGACGGGGCGATCCAGGCGCTCCGCACCGGCGGCCAGCAGGGCTACAACGTGTACCTGCGCGCCTGGATGGACGACGACGAGCAGCGCGCGGACGCGCTCGCGTTCAACAACCAGGTGATGCTGGAGCTTGCGGAGCAGCGGGCACGGCAGGCGATCATGCCGTTCACCGAGGACATGCAGGCGCGCACCCGGCAGGCGGAGGCGGTCGCCGCGAAGGAGCGCGTCGCCGAGCGCTACCCCGACTTCGACGAGTACAAGGACGAGATGGATCGCCTGATCGAGGAGGAGGGGGCGCTGCCGGAGGAGACGAAGGTGTTCCTCGCCACCGTCGCCTCCACCGGGCTGCAAGGGAAGGTTCAAGCCTGGGAGTACCTATACATGGCCGCCGCCCGCAACCGGGCGCCCCGCCGGGCGAAAGCGGCGACGGCCGAGGCGGGCCGTAGACGTACGTCCGCCGACCAGGCTAAGGTTCAGGCGATGGTTTCAACGGCGGAGGGAGCCGCCGCTCGCACCCCGCTCTCAGCGGCCGAGCTTGCGGTGATCCGTCGGAAGAACGAGTTGCGCAAGGAGTGGGACTTGCCGTTGCTCCCTGAGGAGTAGGGCAGCACCTCCCCTCTAAGCGGGAGACAGAAACACCCCCCATCACCACCGTCTCAGCTTGAGAGGAGCCACAGCATGTCCTCTATTCAGAAGGGCGTCGTCGCGACGACGGAGGTTCTGCCCGACTCGATGGTCATCGACATGCGCGACGAGGTGTCGATGCTCGACGAGGACGAGTCTCAGTTCTCGACGTACACGATGAAGTCGAGGAAGGGGACGGCGACCCGGGAGAAGATCAATTGGCGCGAGAAGGAGTATTTCCCGCGTCTGGTCACGGTCGGCACCGCGTATACGGCCGGTGCCACCTCGCTCGTCCTGACCGCGACGCACGGCAACCGGGTGAAGGTCGGCGACACGCTGCGCGCGATGACGTCGGGCGCGATGATGTACGTGACCGCGGTCGCGACGGACACGGCGACCGTGATCGCCCAGATCGGCTCGAAGGTGTCCGGCAACCTGGCGGTCGGCGACACGCTGCTGATCGCCGGGAACGCGTCCCCGCAGGGCGCCGACTTCCCGCAGACGGCGATCCTGACCGCGACGCTCGGATACAACTACACGGAGATCCTGAGGACGGGGTACTCCTTCAGTCGCACGGCCCGTTCGGTGAACTACTACGGGCAGTCGGAGCCGGATCAGGAGTCCGCGGTGAAGGGCGTCGAGCACAAGCGGGCGATCGAGTACACCGGCTTCTGGGGCGCCCGCGACTTGAAGACCGACCCGAACACCGGCGAGCCTGTCGGGTTCGCGGGCGGCCTGACCGAGTTCGTCACCTACCGGGCCGACGTGGCCGGGTCGCTGACCGTCGACTACGTCGATAGCTGGTTGAAGAACGCGCTCCAGTACACGAGCCGGAACGTCGCCATGTACCTGGCGCCGATCGCGGCGTTGCAGATGTCGAAGTTCAACCGGGGCGGCCAGGGGACGGCGTGGCGGCCGTCACGGGAGAACGTCGCCGGTCTGAAGGTCGACGCGTTCATGTCCGGCGTGTACGGCTACGAGATCCCGATCGTCGTGAAGAAGGACTGGAACGACTTCCCGACGACGCTGAAGCAGTTCGGCGGCTGGCTGTTCCTGGTCGACCATGACCGGGTCGGCTACCGGACGCTGACCGGGGCGGACACCGCGCTGCTGACGAACCGCCAGCATCCCGGCGGCGACCGCGTCTCGGAGGAGTACCTGACCGAGTTCACCTGGGAGATCCGCAACGCCTCCCAGTCGAACGTGTCCGGTGCCGCCGCGCACGCGCTGCTCTTCGGGATCGTCTGAACAGGCAACACTCTGGGGCTGCCGTTACCGGCTAGCGGCAGCCCCAGGACATAGCCGGGCAGCCGGGAAGGGAGACAGGCATGCGTTTCGTCAGCCACATTCGAGGGTTCAGCGTCCAGGTGGTGCAACCGGCTGTCCGCTACTCGAACTACGGGGACAGGATCGTCGACCGGGAGATGTACATCGCCCAGTTCAGCGGCGACCTGATCACGAACGACGACCTCGACTTCGCCCGCCGCGTGTTCGAGGAGGGCGGCTTCATCAACGGCCGCACCACTCTGCTCGACGAGGTGACCCTGACGCCGATCATCTCGCGCGTGTCCGTGTACGACACCGACGAGGAGGCGCTCCGGGAGAAGTGGGATCCGAAGTTCAAGGAGATGGTGGAGGAGTTCCTGCTGGAACGGTCGGTCAACCATCCCGACTTCCGCCCGATCGAGGAGGCGCGCGTGGAGCCGCCGTGGCCGACCTATGACAGCTTCCGCGGCACCCCGGCGAAGCTCGTCGAGAAGATCGCCGCCGACGGCTACCGGCCGGAGGTGGTGCTCACCTACGAGCGGCAGAACCAGAACCGGGCCGAGGTCATCTCCGCGTTGGAGGTGGAGATCGCCTCCCAGGAGGCCGAGGTGGAGGACGCGCCGAAGGTGGAGGCGTGAGCGGGATCGACGAGCGCTGGGCGAAGCCTGCGAACCTGCTCGACGTGCAGGAGTCGGAGGCGCTCGTGCAGATGCCGGACGGCCGCGTGATGGGCGACTACACGGTGTCGGTGGACGAGGAGACGTGGGAGCGGCTCAGCCAGGGCCGCATCTGCGCGAACTGCTTCGAGCCGTTGGAGGAGGCGTTCCCGGAGGTGTGCCGGGCGCTGAAGCTGCCGGACGGCACCGTCGTCGGCTGCTTCTACACGGTCAGGAAGAGCCAGCTTCGCGACATGTCGATGCGTCTGGACGCCGGGCAGATGGTGCTGATCGGCCCGCGCGTGAACAAGCGGGAGGAGCTTGAGCGGCTCGCCGAGCTTGACGCGTGGGAGGAGCGGACAGGGTTGCGGCTGCCGGACAGCGTGAAGTTTCCGAGCACGAGAGTCGAGGGCAGGAGCAAGGAGATCGGGTGAGCACGTTCGCGCCGTCGACGCCGGACGCGCTCACGGTCGACGCGGCTGCACCGGACGCGATCATCTCGACGTCGTCGATCAAGATCGGTGTCACGAAGATCGGCCTCTTCAAGATCGGCCAGGCGACCGCGCATTCCCCGTTCGACCCGGCCTCCCCGGATGCGTCGACGGTGTGGGGGAGAACGCCGGACGAGCTTTTCACGCAAACCGAAGTGACGGTGTCGGAGGTGCAGCCGTGGCGGAAGGTCGGCACGTACAAGGTCGGCCATGTGATCAAGACGGGGCCGCTGTTCACCGCCGTCCCTGATGACGGCACCGGCTTCACCCCTGTGACCCCGGACGTGCTGCCGTGACCTACACGAAGCAGACGTGGACGGACGAGGTCACAGACGTCGACGCCGACCACATGACGCACATCGAGGACGGGATCGGCTCTCTCGACACCGGCAACGCAACAGCGAAGGGGCAGCCGAACGGGTACGCGCCGCTCGGCCCGGACGGGATCGTCCCGTCGGTCAACCTGCCGTTGCAGACGCCGGGGCCAGTAGGCCCGGCCGGGCCTACAGGGCCGACAGGCCCGCAGGGGGCGACAGGGTTGCAGGGGCCGATCGGCCCGCAGGGGCCGACAGGCCCGCAGGGCGCGACCGGCACCGGGATCACGATGAAAGGCAGCGTCCCGAACACAGGGTCGCTTCCGGCGACCGGGAACCAGCAGGGTGACGCGTACATCGTCCAGGCGGACGACTCGCTTTGGATCTGGGACGGGACAGGCTGGGTCGGCGGCGGCTCGATCCAGGGGCCGCCCGGGTCGACCGGCGCGACAGGCCCGCAGGGGCCGCAAGGCCCGACCGGCGCGACCGGCGCGACCGGCGCGCAGGGGGTGCCTGGCGCCACAGGGGCGACCGGCCCGCAGGGGGCGCAGGGTGTCAAGGGCGACACCGGCGCGACCGGTGCGCAAGGCCCGCCGGGTGCCGCGAACGCCGCCTACACGGACACCTGGACATGGACGACGAAGACCGCGGACGCCGCGACCGCAGGCCAGGTCGGCGTCAATCAGGGCTTCGGCTCGATCGTCACTCAGATCAATCTCAACGAGAAGACGACGAACAACGCTGACGTCACGAACTTTCTTGGCAGGGTCAAGGTCGGCGACTCGATCTATCTACAGCAGAAGACCGACTCCTCGCGCTGGGGCAGGTACCAGATCACTTCTCCGCCTACCGATCAGGGCACGTGGTGGTCATGGCCGGTCACCTTCCTCGAAGGCGGCGGCAATCTCCCGAACGGAAACGCCGACGTCGCCGTCTCCTTCCTCACTCAGGGCGCCCAGGTCGAAGAGTGGATGGGGAACCCGGGTGCTCCCACCGGGTCGAGCGGCAAGGTCGGCGACTGGTATCTCGACTACACGTCCGGGGACGTGTACGAGAAGACCGCCGACACGGTCTGGACGTTGCGGTCGAACATCAAGGGGCCGATCGGCCCCGCCGGTGCGCAGGGGGTCGCGGGGCCGCAGGGGCCGCCCGGGTACCCGTCGACGACGGGGCAGCTTGGCGAGGTGTTGACGGTCACGACGGACGGTGGCGCGCCGACGTGGGAGCCGATCGGCGGCGCCGACGTGCTCGACTACATCGGCACCTACGACAACGCGCACGTCTACGACGACGGCGACTATGTGATCGGTCCGGACGGGGCGACGTACGTGTGCGTCTCGAAGGGCACCGTCGGCGTGCCACCGTCACCGACAGGGTTCGGTGTCGTCGGCGGGGCCGTGCCGCCGGGCGGTACGAACGGCCAGGCGCTCGTGAAGAGGTCGGCGTCCGACTACGACTTGCAGTGGGCGGCGGCCGGTGCCGACCTGATCTACGACGGCGACTTCGCGGCAGGCCCGACGTATAAGGACGGCGAGATCGTGGTGTCAGGCGGTGTCGCGTACATCTGTGTGACGCCGACCACGAGTCCGCCGTCTGCGTGGCCTGGCGGGCCGACGCTCGCGCCGTGGCCGAAGCCCACCTACGGCACGTCGCTGCCGACGAGTCCGGTCGACGGGCAAGAGGCAGTGCTTGTCGACTCGCTCACGAACCCGACCTATCAGTGGCGCTTCCGCTACAACGCTGGCTCTTCGAGCGCGTACAAGTGGGAATTCGTTGGCGGCCCCTCTCTGACTTCTGCGTCGGCAGCGTTCACAGTGTCCACGCTGAGTTCCTGGGTGCTGGGCCACTCATGGACGCCGCCGCGAGCAGGCGAATACTGGGTTGCCACAACGATGCAGGACGCAGGCGCTCCAAGCGGGACGCCTGGATCTATGTATTCGGGTGTTGGCGTCAATGGGACATTCCAGGTTCAGAGCGGCGTCACTGCGGCGCAACTGAATCTCTGGGGCATGGCGTCCGGCTACCCGGTTCTCGTCACCGTTGCGACGGCAGGGCAGGCTCTCAATGCGTTCTGGCTCAAGACGCTCGCCGGGCAGGCGAACTGCGGGCAGACAACGATGACAGTCACGCCGAAGCGGGTCGCATGAGCACTCCGAATCCTGCGACGACGCCGTGGGTGCCGCTCTGGAACCTGAATGGCGCATCAGGGATGCAGTACCGCGGCGCGTACGCGGCCGCGACACAGTACGCCGACGGCGACATCGTCGTCTACAACGGCGTCGCCTACATGTGCGTCAGGCCGACGCAGAACCCGCCCGCCGTCTGGCCGATGGCACCGGGCACGTCCGCCTACGGGACGACACTCCCGGCGTCGCCGTACGACGGGCAGGAGGCGGTGCTGGTCGACAGCGTGACGAACCCGTCGTATCAGTGGCGGTTTCGTTACAACGCGCAGTCCACGTCGGCGTACAAGTGGGAGTTCGTCGGCGGTTCGCGGCTCGTCATCTTCCCCGCTAACTACACGCCGCCCGCCACCGGGGCGTACTACACCGACGCGGCGGCAGGCGCGACGATCACTGTTCCTCGGGCGGGCTACTACGTCGCCGAGGCATACACGCAAGTCGGGGCGGCGGTCAATAGCGGGCAATACATGGGCTTTAGCCCATCTGACCGAATGGGAACGTGGGTGACAAGCACGTCCGAGGGGTTCGTCTTTCTTCAGCGGTTCTACACGTACACCGCAGGTCAGCAGGTGCAGAACGCCTTCTACTGCTCGTCGGCGCTGTCGGTGTTCGGCTCCCGCACGATGTCGATCCTGCCGGTGCGGGTGTCGTGAGCGTTCCCGATCCCGCAGCCGTCGACTGGGTGCCGATCTGGCCGACCGGCGGTGTTGTCCCGCCAGCCAACCCTTCGACGCGCGTGTACCGCGCGACGGCGCAGTCGATCCCGAACACCACCTGGACGCCGATCCAGTTCAGCACCGTCCGCTACGACAATGGTGGACAGTGGGCAGCGGGCCAGCCGACACGGCTCACCTGCCAGGTCGCGGGCACTTACGCGGTCTGGGGCGCGGTGCAGTTCGTCCCGTCCACAGGCGGCGCGACCAGGGCGGCCGCCATCTGGAAGAACGGGAACTACATCGCGACCGGCGGCATACAGGGGATCACGATCCCGGCCACTGGCGGCTACCCAATGGCGAACACGCCGACGCTGGTGCAACTCGCTGTCGGTGATTACATCGAGATCGCGGCCTACCAGGACAGCGGCGCGGCCCTGAACACGAACGTCAGCGATGCGGGTACCAGTCAGCACGCGTGCGAGCTTGCGATGGCGCTCGTGGGCGGGATGCAAGGCCCGGCAGGCCCGGGCACGCCCAGCTACGGCACGAGCCTGCCCGCGTCCCCGGCTGACGGGCAGGAGGCGATCCTCGTGGACTCGCTGACCAATCCGTCCTACCAGTGGCGCTTCCGCTACAACGCTGGATCCTCGTCGGCGTACAAGTGGGAGTACATCGGCGGTAACCCGTGGTTCGCGACCGCCTACGTCGGCACCTGGCAGCAGTTCTCCGGTAGCTCGAACTGGGTGGTCGCGAATCCGGGGCTGGCCGTTCCGCGAGCGGGCGACTACTGGATCAACTGGAGCGCCCAATTCAACTCGAATCAGACCAACACCCTTATGCAGATGGGGGCGGGTGTCGGCGGCGCGGCGGTCGGAGTACAGCAGGCGATGACACCGACCCAGGTCGCCAACTCGAACATGTCCGCGATGTTCCACCAGAAGATCACCGGTATCGGCGCAGGGCAGGCGTTGCAACCGGCGGTATGGGCGAACCAGAGTATCTCGCAGTTGGCGAACATGGTCTGCCAGATCTATCCGGCGCGTGTGTCGTGAGCGTCGATCCGCTCGCCGTCCCGAACCCGGCCACCACGAAATGGGTGCCCGTCGCCGGGATCGTCGGCTCCGGCGGAGGCGCAGGGATCCCGCTCGGCGCGGTCGCAAGCTGGCCGTGGGCTGCCGCGCAGCTTCCCGCCGGGATGCTGCTCCCGTACGGGCAGCTTCTCCTCGCTTCCGCCTACCCGGACTTGCAGGTGATCGCGGACGCGTCAGGCAGGCCGTACGGCGGCGCCGCCGGGACGAACTTCAACCTTCCCGACTACCGGGGCCGCATCGGTGTCGGCAAAGACGACATGGGCGGTACGGCGGCGAACAGGATCACGGCCGCGATCTCAGGGGCGGACGGGAAGCTGCTGGGGGCGGTGTTCGGGGCGGAGGGGATCACGTTGACGACGGGGCAGCTTCCCGCGCACAACCACACGGGCACGACCGACGGCGAGAACGTCGACCATTCGCACGGCGTCAACATCAACACCGGCACCGTGTCAGCCGATCACTCCCACAACGTCACCTACTACCGGTCGAGCGGCAACATCGACCGCACGGAGCCGGGCAAGGCGTCGGACATCGACACGTCGAACACCTGGGCGACCAGCGGCATCTCCGCGAACCACTACCACGGCGTGGTAGGCCAGACGGCGGGGCGTTCAGCCGGACACACGCACACGTTCACGACAGCGACCATCGGCTCCGGTTCTGCGCATCAGAACACGCAGCCGTCGATCGTCGTCAACCAGTTCCTGCGAGCAGCCTAGGAGGCCCGGATGCGGATCGTGAACAGGCAGGCGCGTGAAGCCTACGAGGCGGAGCTTGTGCGCCTGGACGAGCGCCACCATGCGGCGCTCGCGGAGCTTGAGACGCGCAAGCCTGTCCCGATTGAGCTTGAGCAGCTTGCCGTCGACGCGGAGCCGATCATGCACGGCAAGGCGGCGGTGATGCCGGGCATGTTCTACGGCTACGACGAGCAGGGCGGCACGCTCGTGATCAACCCGGCCGAGATCGGGCCGGGAGAGTTCTGGGAGGAAGCGGGCTGAATGTTGGTTCACCCGGTTGAGAGGCTGCGCCGCATCTGGACGCCCGGCCGCGAGGTCGAAGAGGTGGTCGCGAAGCTGGGGCCGGGCAGCGAGTTGGACTCGATGATCCGGCACTTCCTGCACGCGGTTGTGCAGCAGAACGGGACGCAACGCGTCCAGCTTGGCAGCGAGGCGTTCCCGCTGGAGAACACGGGGACGCTGCGCTGGGAGACGGTTCACGGCCCCGGCCCGACGCCGGAGTTTCGTTCGCGCGAAGTGACGCTCTGGATCGAACAAGAAGGGGGTGGGTGATGGTTCTCACGAAATCGGAGATCGCGCTGATCACGATCGCGGTCTGCTTCGTGCTCTTCCTGCTCTTCGGGAACAACTGGGTGTCCTGACCCTGTGACGTACGTCAAGCAGATCTGGCAGGACGACGTCACGGACGCGGACGCCGCCCACATGAACCACATCGAGGACGGCCTCGTCGCCCTCGACGCCGCCCTGGCTGCTGCGATCCCACCGGTGGTGAACGGGAAATGGTTGAAAGGTGTGGGCGGTGTCGCCGTCTGGTCGGACATCACGGCGGCGGACGTGATCGGCGGGGGAACCGGCGGCGGCGGCACGATCCCGGGCGAGATCAAGATGTGGCCTGGAGGGGCGTTGCCGCTGATCAGCGACTACGGCCGCTGGGTGTGGGCGGACGGGGCGGCCTACGACGCGGCGTCGTTTCCGAAGGCGGCGCAGGCGATCCATCCGAACTGGAAGACGCACGGCGGTAAAGCGGATCCCGGCGCGGGCAGGTTCCGGGTGCCGGATCTGCGCGGGCAGACGCCGATCGGGATGGACGGGATGCCGGGCGGGTCGCGGGCGAACCGTGTCACCAGGGCATCCGGGGCGACGCTCGCGGCTGTCACCGGCGAGGAGTACCACACGCTCTCGCTCGCCGAGATGGCGTCGCACGGACACTCGATCAGCGACCCGACGCACGCCCATTCCGTGTACGACCCGCCGCATTCCCACCTCAGCGCCTACATCGACAACGGCCGCAACGACTGGTTCGGCCAGGGCCAGGGTGGCCTGTACTCGGGCGGCGGTGGCGACAACTTCGGTGTCGGCGCCCCCTACTTCAGGACGAGCGGGGAGGCAACCGGGGTCGCCATCTACGGGGCCGCGACCGGGATCACCGGCACGAACAGCGCCGGTGGCGGCGGCGCGCACGAGAATCTGCCGACGGCGACGTTCGTCCCGTACATCGTGAAACTGGACGACTGAGAGGAGGATCCGTGAACCTCGCGCAGTTGAAGACGCGCGTGTCCCGCACCCTCGGGATCGCGCTCGGAACCTCGGACGACGCGATCGACGAGGACAACCTCCTCTCCGAGCTTGCCAACGAGGCTGTCGTAGACCTGTGCTCGCGCACCCGCGTGAACGTCCGGGACGCGCTGATCCCGCTCACCCAGGGGACTGTCGAGTTCGACGTCGACGACTCGCTGATCCTGCGCATGCACCGGATGCAGCGCGGCACGACCTGGTTGCAGGAGCAGCCCCTCGACATGCTCGACGAGTACGGGTACGCCTGGGTCGGCTACAACCGGTTCCAGCTTGGCCTGGCCGGGGCAGCCGGTGAAGAGCTTCACGTCTGGTACACGCCGACGCCGGATCCGCTGGCGACCGACACGGACGACCCGTCCCTGCCGAACTTCGGCCGCATCCCGGTGAACCATCACCGGGGGATCCTCAACTACATGTGCTGGCACGCCGCCGACAAGGCCGGGGACGAACAGGTGGGCAGGGGCGAGCGCTACCGGGTCTACTACGAGGGCCAGGACGGCCTCGGCGGCCCCGGCTCAGACCTGGGCCGCCTGAAGTCGGAGACGAACAAGCGCTCCGGCGGCGTCCGTGTCCGACGGTACCGTGACAGTCTCGCCTCCGACCAGGACAGCCGCTACTACGTCTGATGGCTGATCTGACGCCACTGCTGAAAGAGGTCGCCGGGATCTACGTCGACCGTGCCCGGGACAGGCTGCCGGACGGGTCGGTGTGGCAGATGACCGACTGGGTGCCGGAGTCGCTTCAGGCGGGGGTGCGGATGCGGGGCCGTTGGACGTGGCAGTCGGTCGCGCTCTCCGCCGGGCCGGACGGGATGATCTACGCGCCCTACTCGACCGGCTCCCGGCTGCTCTCCGCCTGCGGGGCGAGCCTGTACAACATTCCTCTCGCGTCGGTCGGCGGCACCGCGGTCGGCACGATCCCGGCGACGAAGCAGAACCCGGTGTTCCACCGGAACACGGTGATCATCCCGGCGGCGTCCGGCTCCTCCCCGGCGAAACGCGTCACGTTTGACGGGACGACGTTCGGGTTCGCCGACGAGGACGCGTCCGCGCTGACCGGGCGCTACGCGTGCGTGTTCAAGGACAGGCTCGTGCTCGGAGGCTCGGCGGGGCAGCCGTCACGGCTCGCGTTCTCGAAGGTCGGGAACCCGGCGGGGGCGTGGGATGCGATCTCGCTGTTCGACACCGCGTACGACCTGACCGGGCTGGCCGCCCAGAGGACACAAGTGCTCTGCTTCCACGCGTCCTCGGTTGAGCGTTTGCGCGGCACGACACCGCCGGATTCGACGCTGACCAACCAGAAGGGTGACATGACCCTGGACGTCCTCTTTGACCGTGCGGGCTGCTACGACGCACGCTCGATCGCCGCCTGGAACGACAACATCCTGTTCTGTGACGCGCGCGGCATCTTCCTCACCGACGGCGCCGTCGTCCGCAACGTCACAGACCAGGCCGGGATGATGAACGAGTGGCGGCTCACGTTCAAGCGTGGCGGCAATCCGCCCTTGTCTGTCGCCGGTGTCGTTCACCAGGACTACTACCTGTGCTGCGTCCGTAACAGCGGCTACCCGCCGGTCACGTTCGTCACCGATCTTCCGTCGCGGCGCATGTTCAAGCTGTCGAACATCGACGCCACCTGCTTCGCGTTCTCAATCGGGACAACAGAGGAGCTTTACAGTTGCGACACGGCAACCAAACGGGTCACGTACCTGACGAACATGTTCGTCCCCGACTCGACCGTGTTGCAGATCGACGACAACTCGACACCTGTGCTGCCGACGATCTCGACCGGCTGGTCGCGTCTGACGAAAGCGGAAGGGTTCAAGCGGATCCACGACATGCACGTCGCCTACGAGGCGCACCGTGACGACGACGTCGAAGTGTGGCGGGCGTTCTACACGAACGCCCCCTCGGGGATAGATCAAGCGCTCGGCGAGTTCCGCACGAAGAACCAGTACGGCCGCTCGAAGATCGCGGTGCGGAGGCGGCTGCCCGGGTTCGCGACGACGCTAACCCAGCTTGTGCCGACGAAGGATTCCCGCCTGTACGAGATCTCGTTGCGTGCCTACCCGGAGGAGCCGTCCCGCCTGTGAGCGACATCTCCTATTCGGACGCGCCGAAGCCGCTCACCCAGCGGGAACGCGACCTGGTCAGACGGATCTTCTCGGACTGGATGGAGGTGCCGGGCGAATGGAAGGGGTCGCTGCGCTCCTACCTGGAGTCGGATCCGCCGGTGCTCGGGCCGACCGCCCTCGGCAGCCCGACGACGCTGATGGACGCGATCGTGCGCGACGCCGACGGCAGGCTGGGCGTGAGCGAAGGGTTCGCGGTGAACGCCAACGCGCAGTCCGAGGCGGCGACCTCCTTGTATGTCAACATCAACGGCAACCTGTTGCAGGTGCGGGTCGGGCAAGCCGGGTCTGGCCCTGGAGGCCAAGGGCGCGTGCTCTGGGTCGACTGAGGAAACGGAGGAGTAACTGATGCCGTCCCGGCTGGTTTACCCGCATTCGCCAGGCGCCCGCCCGTCGCAGGTGTCGTCGACGAACCTGGCGGCCAACTACATGCCGAAGCTCGTAAAGGCGATGGTCGCTCCGCCTTCCGCTTCGGGGGCGCCGCCCCCGGCGAACTGGGACGCGGGCGGTGTGACGACAACGACGCACACGCCGGGCCGCTGGGACATGCCCGACTATCAGGCGATCATCGCGGCCGACCCGAACCTGGCCGCGCAGAACGCGCAGATCCAGGCGTCCGGGGAGAACGCCGCCGCCGCGCGCCGCGCGCAGGCGCAGCAGCAGGTGGTCAAGTACGGCTTCACGCCGGGGGCGTGGGGCAACCAGTTCGGCGACATCGACGCGGCGACGCTCCAGGCCGCCCTGGCGAACCCGCAGTCGACGCTCGCCCAGCTAACACAGGCCCGCCAGCGTGGCAGCGCCGACTTGGAAGCGGAGCTTGCCGGGCGCGGCATCGTCCGGTCGGGGGCGCTGACCGGTGGCGAGAACATGCTGCTCACGGACTTCCAGAAGGCGCAGTCGACGGCGGCGCAGCAGCTACTGGACGCGCTGAACGGGTACGAGGCCACGTACGGGTCGACGATGTCGGATTTGGAGCAGAAGCGGCTCCAGGCGGCCCGGGACGCGGCGCTGCTGGCGGCGCAGATGAACCCGCCGACCTGGGTGGATCCGACCGACGTGACGACGACCACCTACCCGGACAACAGTGGCGGCTACACGCCTCTGCCGCCGGGGCCGATCGCGCCCGCCGACATTCCGCCCAGCTATCCGGGCGACATCTACTGGAACCCGTCAACCGGCACTTATCAGCCGGGGAAGCCCGCCGGTGGCGGCATCTGGGCGGTCTAGATGACGATCATGTACTACCCGCATTCGCCGGGTCTGCGTCCGCATCGGACATCGCGGACGAACCTGGCGGTGAACTACATGCCGCCGGTACGGCCGCTGCCGCCGAGAGTGGCGCCGAGAGCGGTGACGCCGAAGGTGGCGCCGGAGGATCCGTACCTGGCGCAGGCGAGACTGATGGCCTCAGCGCTCCTGGATCCGCAGGTGTCGGCGGCGAACCGCGCGGCCGAGCAGGCCCAGCGCGACTCGCTCGCCCGCGCGCAAGCGTACGCCGGGGTCACCTCGGCGCTCGGCGAGTACACGAAAGGGCTGCCGGAGGCTGTCCGTTCCGCCTACCAGACGGCGGCGAACGACGTGTCCGGGTACGCGCAAGGGATCACAGGTGCGGCTGGCGAGAACTCGCGGGCGGCAGCGGCCGAGGCTGCCGCCCGCATCGCCCAGATCGGCTCGCCTGGGCTGCCTTCTCCTACCGCGGATCCGAACTACGAGAACACGGTCGCGTACACGGGCGGGCTGATCCCGGCGCGGGAGCTTGCCGGGAGCGCGGCGTCGGCGTTCACGGAGATGTCCGGGCTGCGTACCGCGTCCGGGCTGGCGATGGCGCAGGCCGCGCAGAAGCAGGCCCAGACGGATTCGGCGGCGGTGGCGGAGCTTCGCCAGAAGGCGGTCGACCTGGAGGGAACCAGGGCGGGCGAGGTGGCGAAGCAGCTTCTCGCGTTGCACGACGAGGCTCGCCAGCAGCAGTCGGTCGACATTCAGCAGTCGGCGCTTCGTGTGCAGCAGGGACAGCTTCGGCTGTCGCAGGCGAAGACGGCGCAGGATCAGGCTGCGGCGATGTCGGACATCACCGGCACCGTCTGGGTTGTCCGCAACGGCCGGGCTGTCGACACGGGAAAGGCGGCACCTGGGACGACCGGCTACAAGGCGCTGCATCCGGGGTCGACGCAGACGCCGTCGCCGTTCCAGCACACCACGATCGGCAAGCATCCGGTGACGTTCAACCCGAACACGGGCGCCTACACCGACCCGTCGACGCAGGCGACGATCCCGCAGGCGACGATCGACAAATGGCTGAAGGAGGCGAAGGCTGCCGCTGCCAGCGGCGGAAGTCAGAAGGGGTTCCAGCATTCGACGATCAACGGCGTCTCGGTCGTGTTCGACCCGAACACCGGCAACACGTACCTGGCCGGGGACATGCGGCACCCGCTCTCCTCGGACGAGTTGAAGAAGTTGAAGAACACGAGTCCGGCGGCGATCCAGCAGTCGCGGGCGCAAGCACGGACGGGGATCGCGACAGTGCTTCAGGGGACAGCGAAGATCAAGGCGCAGCCGAAGGCGAAGCCGGAGGACATTCTCCGGCTGCTCGTCGCGCAGGGGGTGCCGAACTGGATCGCGGTGCAGGCGCTGCTGGCGGAAGCTCCGAACCACAAGGGCCAGGTGGCCTGGGAGAACTTCCAGAAGAACTGGGGCCGCTAGATGGCTCATATCGGTGGCAGCACGCTGCCGAAGAAGAAGGTGCTGCTTCCGCCCGGCACCACTGTCACGCCCGGGCTGAAGCCTCCGCCGCCGCTGCCGGTGGCTGCGCCGTCAGGGCGCCGCGTGAACCCGCGCGACGTCGCGCGCGCGTCGGCCGCTGTCAGGGTCGCCGTCGCGAACCCGGACAGCCAGCATGTGGCGGCGCTCCAGCAGGAGCTTCGCAACCAGGGCTACAACATCGCGGTCGACGGCGTCTGGGGGCCGCAGAGCGAGCAGGCGTGGGGGCACTACTCGAACATCCTGGACAGGTACGGGCGACGGCAGACCGAGCAGCGGGCGACCCGGATCCTCGCGCACCCTGAGGCGGCGACGCCGAAGGAGAAGCTGGACGTGTTCGGGTTCCAGAACGCGGCGGCGATCGACACCGCTGCCGCGCGCAGAAGACGCGACAAGGAGATCGACCGGCTCGCGAACGAGATCACGTTCAACGACCGTCTCAGCCCGCAAAGCATGTCGCTTGCGAAGCGGCGCACCCGCTCCGACCCGTCCTACCAGGACGACCTGAACGAGGCCGTCCACCAGAAGACGATGCAGGCGGTCGCGGCGTCAGGGGCCAGCCCGGTGCGCGTACCGATCCCGGGGACAGGGATCAAGGTCGACCCGTTCAGCGTCCAGATGGTGAACCAGGCGGCGGATCCGCTGGAGTGGCTGAAGGCGGGGATCCAGGGCGGCATCGACATCAGCCGCGGCCACTACCTGGCGGGCGGGATCGGTGTCGCGTCTGTGCTGCCGGTGTTCCGGCCGTTGCGCGCGACCCGTGCTGCGCTGGAGGCGGCCAGGGCTGCGTCCGCGACCCGGGATGCGGCTGCGGCGGTCGACGCCGGGATGCAGAGCTTCCGCGCCGGGCAGGGCGTGATCAAGCCGTCGATCAAGGCGGCAGCCCGTGCGGCCACGCGCGACCCGGGGTTGCGCTCGTCACCGGAGCGGACGGCGTTCGTGAACGCGATCCTCGCCTCGGGGCCGCGGAAGGAGGCGCAGTCGGTGATCGCGCATGTGGACGCGGCTGTGCATCACGAGACGAAAGGCTTGCGCGGCGAGGCCAGACTGGATGCGGCGCGGAAGCTGTACCGGGACATGCACACAAAGAGTGTCGGCCCGGAGGATCCGTTCCACACGTTCCAGCCGGAGGTGACCGGAAAGCATCTGGACGACAAGCTGAACCCGGATCACGCGAGTAAGGGGTTCCCGCTCAGCCCGAAGCGGTTCGGCACCGTTAACGGGAAGCGTGTCGTCGTTGTCGGCCGCCCGACGAAGAGCGAATGGGTGAAGCGTGTCGTGGCTGCGATCCCGGACGCGGCGGAGCGGCTGAAGTGGAAGAACTGGTACCGGGAGATCTGGCCGAAGCTGCAAGAGCATTTCGGTGACGACGCGATCTGGATTCTGCGCGGCTTCGGCGCGTCACAGGCGAACGCGTCACCGGCGATGGGGCTGACAGCAGTGCTCAGGATGATGGACGACCTGAAGCGCGGCATCCCGTTGTCGGCGGAGGACGCCGCTCGTTATTCGGCGGTCGCGCATTCGATCATGGACGCGGTGCAGGGGACACCGGTCGAGTCCGGGGTGGCGAAGAAGCTGTCCGACTTCATCGACTCGGTGCAGCAGCGGTCGACGCGCACGATCATGGGCCACGACGAGAAGGGCGGCTCCCCGTCGGCGATCGACGTCCATTCGGGCCGCGACTTCGGCCACGTCGACGAGAAGCTGGTCGCCAGGTTGCAGTCGCTGCACGGGTTGAAGCCGGGCGAGGACTTTGTCGTCGACTCGTCCGGCGTGCCGGACAAGTACCAGTACGAGCGCGCTGCCGAGTTCTACCAGGAGATCACCGACCACCTGAATCAGATGGACGGCGGCAAAGGCTTCGACGGGTACAACGACTGGACGCCCGCCGAGGTGCAGGCGCTCGGCTGGGGCGCGATCCAGAGGGTTCATGGCGCCGACCCGGAGGACTTCGCGTTCGCGTTGAAGCGGAACACCGCCGAGATCGGCATCCAGGTGTTGAACGGGACGCGCGGACTCGGCGACGGGCTGCCATTCGTGGTTCAGCAGCGCGTCACCAACGACGTCGCTTCACAGATCCTGCCGAAGCTGTTCGCCGAGGAGAACGTGTACGTGCAGAAGATCGAGCGCGGCGCGGCCGGACGTTACGGCGGACAACAGGTTCCGAATCTGGTCGCGCATGTGATCGCCACGCCGGAGCAGGTGGACAGGATCGTGTCCCGGCTTGCGCAGATCTTCGATCAGTTCGACCCGCAGGCTGTGCGTGTCGGCGTGCAGATCTCGAAGCGCGACCCGGAGAAGCTGTCGCCGTATGTAAGCCGGGAGGGTCGCGGTGCGCGCACCATTCAGATTCTGAGCCACGACTTCGCGAAGTCGTCGACGGCGAACACGTTCTGGAACAACCTGATGAAGCTGGTGCCGGGGAAGCATCAGAAGCTGTTCGCCGGTTACACAACTTTCGCGGAGCCGGACGGTCGTGTCGGTCTTCGCATCATCACGGGGAACGGCCCGCTCGGCACGGCGAAGCTCGAAGCGTGGGCCGAAAGCGTCGGCTTGAAAGACCTTGTCGGCCGTGCTGCGAAAGCTAGCGGACTCGACGAAGTGAACTACAATCTGACCAATGTCGAAGTCAGAGACGCGCAGGGAGCGGTTGAGCGGGCTGGTCGACGGCGTAAAGGTGACGTACGAAGGCCACCTAGTAGTGCCGGAAGACGAGCAGGTGTGGGAGATCCACTTGCGACCGAAGCACGAGCCGCCACAGAAGACGCCATCGCCCGACACTCGGGCAGCGGCCCAAGGCTCCGACCTTCACGCCTAGGCGGGATTCGCCCTCAACCGGAGTTGGAGCCGGGGGCGGGAAGGTTCCCACCGGAGGAGCCGCTCGGCGGCGAGCCTGCCAGGCCGCCCGTCGGGAGCCTGTCGGATGAGCAGCTTCACGCCGAGTTGGCTGCCACCAGGCGCCACTGGGACGCAGTCCTGGAGGAGGCGCGGAAGGGCTACACGATCGCGAAGGCGGACACGGCGCTACGCAACCTTGCCGCCCGGAGGCTCGCTCGGAAGGGGATCAGGAACCCCACCGCCAAGCAGGAGGCCATCGCGATGGTCGAGGAACGCCTGATGCGCGCGCTTGAGCAGCATCCGCTCCTCCAGGCTTCGATCGACCTTCGGGCGTTCTTCGACCGGTGGGACGCGGTAACTGGTGAGCTTTCGCGGCGGGCCGATGAGGCGCTTGGAATCCATGAGCCGATCGTAGCGCCGGAGACGGCCGGGGAAGCCGCACCGGCGGCGGAGGCGGCCCCAGAGGCTCCGCCAGAGCCTCCCTCTCCCCCGCCTCCGCCGTCACCGGGGCCACCGCCAGTGAAGCCGCCCGAAGAGCCTCCCCCGCCCGCTCCTCCGTCGGAGCCGCCGGAGCCTCCGCCGCCGACACCGCAAGAGCAGATGCCGGGAATGCTCAGCGAGGCCGAGCAGGAGCTAGGAGGGCTGGAGACTGCCCGCTCGTTGGAGCGAGGGAAGCGGTTCACCGAGTACGAGCAGGAGTACGAGCGGGCCGGTGGCGGCACGCTCGGCTACCTCTCCGCGAGCGAGGCGCTCCGCGGCAAGCTGCCGACGCTCAGCCACAAGGGGTTCACCGAGTTGAACGAGGCGGCGGTCGACGACATGACCCGGGACATCCACGACCATCCGGATCTGTCGACGCCGGAGCGGAAGCGCGCGACCGCGGGGCTGCGCAACGCCCGGAACGGGATCCCGTTGCAGCGCAACCAGATCGCGTTGCTGCGCAAGGTGTTCCCGGAGGAGACGGTCGCCTCGGTCGAGGAGATCGGGAAGAAGGGCGGCTTCTGGGCGCAGGTTGCGGATATCAGCAACATCCCGCGGGCCTTCCAGTCGTCGTTCGACATGAGCGCACTCCTCCGGCAGGCGCTGATCGCGACGATGCGGCACCCGGTCATCGCGGCGAAGAACGTCCCGGCGATGGTGAGGGCGTTCGCGAGCCAGAAGTTCTACGACGCGGGCATGGACGCGCTTCACGCGCGCCCGTACGCGGACGAGGCGGACTCGATGGGTCTTGCGCTGACCGAGCTTGGCAAGGCGGGGAACCGGGAGGAGGCGTACGCGACCAGGTGGGTCGGGAAGATCCCGGGGATCAAGTCGTCGGCGCGCGCGTACACGTACTTCCTGAACAAGACGCGGATGGACGCGTACGAGTTGCTGCGCACCGACGCGATCGAGGGCGCCCATGTCGGCATGGCCGGGTGGGCCTCCCGGCTCGCGAAAGGCGACGTCAGCTTTGTCCCGCTCCCCGGCAAGTTCGGGCGGGTGAAGCCGGGGGCGCTCGGCGAGGTGTCGGCGCGCAGGATCAAGAGCGAGTCCGGCTGGTTGCAGCAGGAGCCGATCAGCGAGGAGGAGGCGCTGCGAAGCCTCGCCGACTTCGTCAACAACGCGACCGGGCGCGGCGGACTGGGGAAGCTGCACCGTTCGGCCGAGGTCGCGAACGCGCTCCTGTTCTCGCCGCGTCTGCTCGCGTCACGGTTCAACCTGCTGATCAACCCGCACTGGTATTACACGCAGACGCCGTACGTTCGCAGGCAGGCGCTCAGGGCGATGTTCCAGACGGTCGGCACCGGCGCAACGTTCCTCTACCTGATGCACCTGGCGGGCGCCCGTGTCGGCCTGGATCCGCGAAGCTCGAACTTCGGCAAGATCAGGTTCGGCAACACTCGCCTCGACATCTGGGGCGGCTTCCAGCCGATCGCCCGTTACGTGGCGCAGATCGCGACCGGCGTCTACATCTCCTCGACGTCGAACCAGAAGTTCAGCCTGTCAAGCGGTGGCTACGGAGAGTCGACGCGGCTCGACATCGCGCAGAACTTCCTTCGCTCGAAGCTCGCCCCAACCCCGTCGCTGATCGCGGACTGGGCGGACGCGCAGAACATGATCGGCGAGAAGTTCCACTGGGTAGGCGCGCCGTGGACGACCAGCCAGTTGTACACGCGTCTCACCCCGCTGCTGGTGCAGGACGCGGTCGACCTGTACAACGACAGCGGCGGTGACATCGCGAAGATGGTCGGCCTGTACGGGATCGGCATGTGGGGTGTCGGCACGCAGACCTACCCGGACAAGCAAACCGGCGGCGGGGCGACCAACACGATCGACCTGACCGGCGGCTACGGCGGCGGACTCGACCTGACCGGCGGCGGCTCGATCGACCTGGGAGGCCCGTAGTGGCCGACTACCGGTCGCTCGCCCGGAAGGCTGCCCGCCAGGTCGGCGTCGACCCGGGCCTGTTCGCGTCGCTGGTGCAGCACGAGTCGGGGTTCCGGCCGGGCGCCGGGTCACCGGCGGGCGCGCGCGGACTCACCCAGTTGATGCCGGGCACGGCGGCGTCGCTTGCGCGCCGGTACGGGATCAACACGCGGACGCCGTACGGGAACCTGCTCGGCGGCGCCCACTACCTGAAGGAGCAGTTGAGCAGGTTCGGCGACCCGGAGCTTGCGCTGGCGGCGTACAACGCGGGGCCGGGCGCGGTCGAGAAGTACGGTGGCGTGCCCCCGTACGCGGAGACGCAGGCGTACGTGCGGAACGTGCTCGGCTCGTCGAAGCAACGGAAGACGTCGTCGGGGCCGCCGTCGTTGCTGGCGCCGCCCGCGACCGTGGGGGCGCCCTCCTCGTCCGGTGTGGACGTGGCGTCGCTGATCACGCAGAACCTGGGCGACATCGCGATGGGGACGACGTCCCCGCTGGAGTCGCTGACCGGGCTGAACGAGGCTATCGCGGCGGCGCCGCGCGCGGGGAAACCGGAGAGCCTGAGCGACGCGCTCGCGGCGCCGGAGGAGGCTCCGACCTCGACGGGGAAGGCGATCGTCGCGACGGCGAAGACGCAACTCGGGATCCCCTACCAGTGGGGCGGGCAGGCGAAGCTCGGGTCGAGGACGGACTGCTCCGGCCTGCTCCAGGCGGCCGCCGCCGCGAACGGCGTCTCGATCCCACGCGTCACCTACGAGCAGTACAGGGCTGGGCGCCCGGTGTCCCGTGACAAGCTTGCGCCGGGAGACGCGGTGTTCTTCAACATGGGGGCGCGCGGCCCTGAGCATGTCGGCATCTACATGGGGAACGGGAAGATGATCGAGGATCCGCACACCGGCTCGGTCGTGCGGATCTCGGACTTCTCGAAACGCAACGACTATGTTGGGGCGCGACGCTACGACTGAGGAGGAGACATGACCGACCAGGCTTCCGTCGACCAGATCAAAGAGGACGTCGCCGCGTTGCAGGCCGCCTCCGCCGCGGCCGCCGACCAGATCGCCGCGCTGACCGATCAGGTGCTCGCGCTCCAGGCAGGGGAGATCACCGACGAGCAGATCGACAACCTGCACCGGGCGCTCCAGGGCGTCACCTCCGAGCTTGTCGGCGCCGTGGAAGAGTCACAGGACGCGCTCGACGGGGAAGACGAGGGGTAGTTACTCGGCCATCGCCTCGGCCCAGTCCTGCTGGAACACGGACTGGTTCACGGAGGCCCAGGCGAGCACGACGGCGAGCGTGTGGTAGCGGCGGAGACGGGAGCGCTCGTCCGTGTAGCCGAGCACCTCGGCGAACGAGTCGATCCACTCGTCGAGGACGTCCGCGCCGATCTCCGCGTCGTCGGGGACGTCCATCGACCAGGTCTGCGACTTGCGCCGCTCGCCCGGCGGCGCCTGGCGCGGCTTGCGCTTCGTGTGGCCGCAGGTTGGGCACGGCTCCGCTTCCGCTGCCGCGCGCGGCACGACGACGTCGAGCGCGGCCCCGGGCGGCTGCGGGTCGAGCGGGCCGACGCGCCACCACATGTTCTGCCCTTCCGCCGGGTAGCGGATCTTGTCTTCCCACCAGAACAGGCCGCCGTCGAAGGCGACCCTGGCCTTGTAGCCGCCGATCTCGCCGGTGACGTTGTCGTGGTGGGGGACGCAGAGGCCGACCCGGTTCCCGATTACGGTGCCGTCAGGCAAACGAATCCACTCATACGGCTGGCCGCGCAAGTGGGATCGACTCCAGAGGTGGTGGGCGTGCCGGGAGCGCTGGGCGCATTCAGGGTGCGCGCACACCTCGTTGACGCTGTAAGGCTTGCCCGGGTGGCCGGTGATGCCGAAGTCGGAACTTGGAATCAGGGTCATAGGCAGCTAGGACAGTCGCACTGCTCGCCATGGTCAAGTCTCTGCGATTCGAGCCACTCGTCGTACTCCTCAGGATTGTTCGACCGCCAATCGTCATAGCCCGCAGGGTCGAGGCATTTCGCGCATTCGCAGTCCGCGTAACAGGGGCCGTGCGCGCCACATGACCAGCAGCCGCGAAGAGTCATCGGCGGTGCTCGTCCGCGTACGGGCAGGTGGCGAAATGAGAGATGCGCAGCAGCGGATCCTCGCGGGCGTGAGCCTCTTCCAATGGGGCGCCGGTGAGTACGACCGCGTGCCCGTCATGGACGAGCATGTTCCCTTTCAAGGTCGGCTCGACGTCGACCGGCATCCAGCGGCCGTGGCTGGTTCTGACCATCTCGATCTCCGCCTTACAGGTTCGGCAGCGCAGCATTACCGCGCCTTCTTGCAGACGGGGCATTCGCGGAAGTCGTACTCGTGCAGCACGTCGTCCGACAGCGTGCCGATGTCATGGTGCGCGACGAGCGCGCGGCGGTAGCCGTGGATGTCGGCGAGCAGGTCGCGGATCGCGTTGAACGGGAAGAAGTTGTCGGGCCAGCGGTCGTGCTCGACGCAGTAGGCGTACGCCTCCTCGATCTCCTCGACACGCCTGAAACTGGGGTTCGACTCCGTCAAGCGATCAACTCCCGTCCTCTGAGCGGCCCTCCGGGCCAGAGCGCGAGCACTCCCGAGGCGTCGTGTCGCACCAGCGTCCCGCTCTCGCCGCAGCGGTTGCATTCACGCGGCTGCTCACCGCCCCATTCGATCCCGGCGCAGCAGCCACAGTCGATCCGCGTCCAGCCGGGGTAGCCCTCGACAGGCTCGGAGGGCCAGCGTACGATCCGGTGTCCGTCCCAATGGCTCACGGCCGTTTTCTGGGGTTCTGATCCGTCACCCGGTCAGTTCCTTGATCTGGCCGAGCACATGCGCGACCGTCGTCCGTTTCGGCCTGCCGCCCTTGCAGACGGCGAGCGGGCGCCCGTCCGGGAAACGGACAAGGTTCCCGTCCGGGTCTTCGACGAGCAGATGCTTGCGCGCCGGGCGGAACCGGTAGCCGGGCGGCAGCGCGGCACGTAGTTCCTTGTGGCCGCTCACTTGCCGTTCAGTCCTCGTATGAAGCCGAGCCTGAACGCGATCACCTCGCGCTTCGTCCACGTCTTCTTCATGAATCGGCGGATGACTGTTCCGTCGACGACCACGCGGTAGTTGCGGCTGTCCTCGGTGATGTACACAGGCTGGGTCACGATGTCTCCTCCGGCTTGAAGTTTGTCGGGACGGGCGGCAGCCACTCGATCGGGCTGCCGTCAATGTCGGGCAGGCCGGTGTCGACCGCCCGCTCGTGCTCCCAGGCGACACACCATTTCCGGTAGCCGCAGAAGCCGCACGCCGCCCCGCCCTTGTAGTCCATGTACAGGCCGCTCGTCGGCCACGGCTCATCAGGCCCGTACCGGTTGAAGTACCACTCCACCTGGGCGGCGTAATCGCGGAGCACCCGTTCCACGACGGCCACCTGGGTGGAGTGCGGCGACACGACCATCTCCGGCGCGTCCAGCGGGGTCGCGATCGACGGCGTCTTCGCACGCGAGATCGAATGGAAGTGGGTCGGCTTGCCGGTGAATGCCGCGTAGATCGTTCCCTGGAAGCGCCAGTTCGCGTCCGGCTTCCGCTGCACCTGCTTGCCCGTCTTCAGGTCGACCTGGTGGGTTAGCTCCTCGAAGTCGATGTAGCCGATGAACGGGACGGGGACGCCGGGGACGACGAAGTCGAGGCGGCGCTCGACCGCGAGCGGCTGGATCGTCGGGCAGACGACAGCGTGGTAGCCGACCGTGACGCGTTCCCCGTCGGAGCGGACAGTGTCCGGCTTCGAGTCCCAGCGGATCTCGTCCTCGCCGCCGTCGCGCTCGACCGCGACCGGCCAGGCGTGGTCGTTGAAGTAGCTGACCACCTCGGCTGACGGCAAGTCCTCGTGCGAGTCGATCTTCTGGGTCAGGTTGAACCCGACCGCGGAGTGGACGGCGGAGCCGAGCACGAGCGCCTCGCCGGGACGCTCCTTGCGGCCGAGGATATATCTTTGACGGTATTGTTCAGGACAAACCTTCAGCATTCGCAGGCTGCTTGCAGAGAAATGATCGATATATCCGTCGAGCCATGCTTCGGATTTCGCCGGATGAATTACTTTGAATTCGGGCGGGGGCGGAGGAAGAACGAAGCCGCTCATGCTGCCGCCCTGTATTTCCGGTCGCGTTCGCGTTTGCACTGACGGCACCAGCGGCGACCGCCACTGAGATAGCTGTTCTCGGCGGTGAAGGGGTGTCCGCGACGGCAATACGTCTGCGTGCCCGGGTGTTGCGATGCGTGAATCTGTCGCGTCAGGGCGACAAGATGTGCCGGGTTTACGCAGCCCTTGTTCTCGCAGGCGTGGTGGATGTCGTGCCATTCCGGGATCGACCCTTTCGCCGCCTCGTAGACCAGCCGGTGAACATAGGCGGGATCGCCCCCGCTCAATGTCAGGCGCGGGTAGGCGCCCGTGTACGGGCCTTTCCAGATCCAGCATTCGCCCTCGATCGAGCACAGCGCATCTCTGAGCGCGGTGAAGCCGCTCACGAGGCCGCCCGCTGAACTTCCACCCAGTCCTTCGAGTCCGCCTGCTGGACGTCCACCCAGTCCTTCGGCCTCGACTCGCGAAGCGCGTCGGCCCGGTCGAACGCCTCGTCCCGGGTCTTGAACAACTCGACGTCGACCGTCCACCAGCCGCGGATCGTCCGCTTGTCCCGGCGCGAACGAACAACCACCCAGATCGAGGTCATGTCTGGTCGCCGCGCGGGCACCCGTACGCGTGCTGCGGGTACGGGTAGCCGCAGTCCGGGCACGCCGCCCCGTCCTGCTGCTGCGGCTGCTGGGGGGCGGCGCCGTTCCCGGCGGGCGAGCCGACGTCGAACGCGGTCACCCCGAACCGGAGCGGCCCGTAGGTGAAGTAGGCCATCGCCACCTCGGCCGCCTCGACGAGCGAGACAGGGTTCGTCTCGATCACCCCTCCGGCGGCGAGGAAGCAGGCGCACTTCCACGCCACCTGCCGGTGAATGTCCAAGTCCTTCTCGGCCCCTGTAAGCCCCCAGTTCGCCTCCTGCTGCGGCTGCGGCTGCGGGGTCGGCTGCGGCGTCGGCTGCCCCCACGTCTGCTGCTGCGGCTGCTGGGGCTGCGTCTGAGGCTGAGGCTGCATCCCCGCCATCGCGATCTGGTTCAAGTAGCGGTTCGTGTACGGCTGGTTGGTGTGCGGGTTGATCGTGTCCGACTGCTGCTCGCGGATCTGCGCTACCACCGTCTGGCCGCCGAGCGCCATTGCGGCGTTGATGACATCGGTTTTTTTCGTGTCGACCTTGACGGCATATTGGCGGCCAGGCTCCATGATCGCGAAGCGCATCCAGCCGTTGTTGCGCGACTCGTAGCCAACCAGTTGTCCGACGATCTCGCGGTCAGTGGGCGCAGACGGTTGCGGGTAACCACCCATCATGCTCATGTGTCCTCCAAGGTTTGGGTACCGGCCGTGTCGGCCGGGAACGGTTGTGGTGATTCTATGCCACCGGCCGGATGGCGTCGAGCCAACCTCTCGGGCGGAACGAAGCGCGCCCCGGGGAACTCGACCTTGAACGCGTGGATCAACTCGACCTCCAGGTGGACGCCCCGCTTGCCGGAGTTGAGAAGCTCTCGCACCATCGCAAGCTCGTAGTCGTCGTAGTCGGCGAAGCGGCCGCTCCGGCGCGGCCACTCGATCCGCTTACCCACCGGACGTGAACGCCTTCGTCGCCTGCTCGCGCTCGGCGACCTCAGCCCAGACCTCGTCGTGCCACGGCTTCCATTTCGGGCAGCCGCGCGGGTGGACGGTGCGGAAGACGCCGCGGAGCTTCACCGTCCTGCCTTTCCCGGACGGGCAGACGCAGGCGCCCCGCTCCAGCTTCGCCGCCTGAACCTGGCGTTCGGCAGCCTCGGCGCCCATCATCTCCCGGTAGCGGCGCTCCTGGATCGTCTGCGGGGTCACCGAGAGGCCTTTGATGCAGGCGGGGTGTGCGCGCGGGCCGGTGAGCTTCCGCTCGTGGATCTGGTTGGCGCCGCCGCCCTGGCGCGGCTCCTCCCAGCCGATCACCTGGCGCCAGTACGGCTCCTTCTCGTCGAGCGTCTCGTTGCAGACGTGGCAGATCATTCGGTGGCCTCGCTCTCGTCCGGCACCCATCTCTGGCCGCGAGGATCGTCCGCCTTGTACGCCTTGACGGCGATCACGTCTTGGAGGCTGACGTAGATCTCCATCTCGTCGTCGGCGTCCTCGTCCCAGATCAACAGCACGACGCCGTCCTTCTCGGTGGTGAAGTCTCCGTGCTCGCAGTGGCATCCCACCCGGACGGGGGTGAGTCCGACCCCACCGACCTTGTGCCATCCGTCCGGGAGTTGGACGGCTCGGATGCGGTCGATGTTGACGAAGAGGAAGTCGTTGTGGTCGTGGCCGTCGTGATGGGTCATTCGTCCTCCTGTCGGTCGATGGGGTTGGGGGCGAAGTCGAGCGTGAGCATGTCGAGCACTGCTTCGTCCTCGCGCGCGCGCGTAGACACCTCCTCTACCTCTCTTGAGTCACTCAGACTCACATCTGAGTAGATTTCAGCAAGAGAGGTAGTAGGGGTGTCTTCCCGCGCGCGCGCGCGCGCGAGGGCGTTCTCGATGGCGGCTTCGAGATCGTGGTTGTACGGGGCGGAGTTCGCGAGGCGCACCTTCCACTTCTTGATCACGCTGTCGCGCTCCGGGAACGCCACAACCCACCCCCACTTCACAAGCTCGAAGCGGTAGTCCTTCACGGTCGACGCCTTCAGGCCCACCCGCAGCGCCACCTCGGTGTGCAGCGCGTCCGACTCCATCTCGCCGCCATGCTCGCGCAGCACCCGCACGAGCGTCGCCAGCGTCTTCCGCTTCAGGCCGGGAGGGGTCTTCTCCTTCTCGTACGCGAGCAGCCCGTCGATGTCTACGAGCGACTCGCCGGATTCGACCGCGGCCACCACCGTCTCGTCCCAGTCCAGGTATGGCATGCCCTGCAACTCGAACCGCACCCCGGCGTCCTCGTCCCGGACGCGGTTCCCCTTGATCGCGCGCACATGGACGTCCCCCTCGGCGTCCTTGGCCGCGCCGAGCACGACGCGCGGCACGCCGATCCAGGCCGTCGAGCCGAGCACGCGCGCCAGGAACGCGCCGCGCGCCTCCTTCGTCGAGACGTGGCGGACGCCGACGATCGGGATGTTCAGCGTCCCGGCTAGCTCGGCGAGCGGTTGGAGTATCGCGCGCACCTCCTCGTCGGCGTTCGAGTTGGTGCCGCCGATGTGGTTGGCGAGCGGGTCGAGCACCACCAGCCCCACGTTCCCGATCCGGCCGATCGCGTCTTTCAGCCAGGGGATGTCTCTGGGTAGCTGGAAGCTGTTCGGGATCTGGATGACCTCGTGCGGGTCGGCTCCGGCGACGTCGAGCCGGGGCCGGAGATCCATGCTCGGATCCTCCTCGCTCGACAGCCAGAATCCTCTGCGCGGCTCCCCGTACAGGCTCCCGTTCGTGCAGCGGGCGAGCCAGCGGGCGCACAGGGCGCCTTTGCCGACTGAGGGGCGCCCGGCGAGCAGGTGGAACGTTCCCGCCTGGAGCAGCGGTCGTTCTACGAACTTCGGTTGGATCGGGGCGAAGCCGTCGAAGCTTTCGAGCTTTCCGTTCGGTGACTGCTGGAAGCCGCCCCAGTTCGGAGGGGCGTCCATCAGGGCGCCGGGATGTCGTTGAAGCTGTCGAGCGTGTAGCGGCCGTCAGGATGGCGCTCACGCAGCCCGTAGCGTTCCCCGGCGAAGTAGTCGAGCGCCTGCCACGGCACCCTCTCGCCGCGCAGCAGCGCGTCACAGACCCACACGTTCGGGGAGAGAGCCATCGCCTTGCCGACCCGGCGGGCCGAATCGTCGGCGACCTTCTGGGCATACTGGTCTAAGCCCGCCAGGTACTCCTCCCAGTCCATCCCGATCAGCCGCGACACCTCGCGGTAGGACGGCCCGTACGCTGGGGCACGCTGGTCACTGCTGGTCACGGTTGACGCCTCCTTTTAGACCTGCAACGATCTCTCCTGGTCGTAATTGCGAGCGGCCATCTTCGCACCTCGGGCGGCGCCGGTCAACCGGTGTTCATCCCGGCGGATGGCGAAAACTGAACCGAGGGTCGTAGCGTGGTTGACGCCTCCGCTACGGCCCTCGTTCTGTTCCCACGACCAGGCGGCGATCGGCGCACACTTGTCCCGGGGGAGGCCCGGGCTGGGCCGCCAGCCCGTCCGCCTTCCCCTATCCGATAGACGCGGTACGCTCCCGGAACCTACGCATCGGGAGGAGAACCGATGACTGAGACTGCACCAGAGCCTGCACCGGATCCGGCGCCGCCGGAGCCGCAGCCGGAGCCGGACGCGCCGGAGCCGGACGCGCCGGAGGGCAAGATCGTCAAGTCGTCACCGGAGATGCCGACCCCGGCGCAGGTGGCGGCGGCCGAGACGACGGTGCCCGCCGTCGACGAGCCGAAGGTCACCGTCGGTGACGGCGACAGGGAGATCGAGCTTCGGCCCGACGACGCGGCCAGGCTCGCCTCGACGATCGCCTCGTCGACGCACCCGGCGTTCACCGAGGAGGGGCCGTGGGGCGCACCGGAGCTTTCACGGGAGAACATCCTCGGCAAGGTCGAGTTCGCGAGGGAACAGAAGGCTCTGGAGGAGGCGGGGGTGGAGCCTGAAGAGGACACCACCGCTGAGGCCGAGGCGTCAGCGGAGCCTGCGCCCGCGACCGCCTAAGGCTCGTGGCCCCCTAGGGGCGGCACAGCGACCGCCCCCGGGGGCCACGGGGAGAGAGACTCCTCACGCTGCAATGAACCGGCGCGGGATGATCCGGCCGTCCTTCGTGACGCGACGCTCCCGGCGCAGCCGGGCTATCGCCTCCTGCACCTCGGTCAGATCCCAGATGCGCCCGGCCGACAGCGTTTCCAGCGGCGGCGGGAAGTCGCCCGCTCTGACCAGTCGCGAGATCTGCATCCGGTCGATCCCGAAGCGCTCGTGGATCTCGGATACGCCTACCAGTGCCATGATGCTCCTTCCGTTCGGGTGGGGGTTACGACGCCCCCTCGCGGGGGCATCGGTGGGGCGCGGTCGGGACTGGTCAGTACAGGCCGCGCTCCTCCAGTGTTCGGTTCTCCCGCTCCGCCATCGCCTTCAGGCGTCGCGCCTCGCGTAGCTGTGCCGCCTGCTGCTTGCGGCGGGCCTGCTCGGCGTCCTTGACGTGCTGGCGGAAGTGGCGCTCCCGCACGCTCTCGGACGCGCCGAGCATGCGCTCGTTGCAGGTCAGGCACACGATCGTACCGTCCCGGAACGGCCAGGTGAACCCGAAACGGTCAGGCATCGTCGTCGTCCTCCAGCGGCTCGCCGAGTAGTTCGTCGAGCGACTGGCGCATGTCGCGCTCCCACTCGCCGACCGTGCAGAGCACGCGCCGGGTCAGCACCGCGAACACGCCGTCGGCGGGATTGCGGGAGAGCGTGGCAGCGAACACGCGATCGTCCGGGCTGAACCCGGCCGAATAGGTGACGAGCAGCGCCGGTGCGACGCTGATCACCTGGTCGGTCGAGATCTTGATCGCCTCGGCGACCTCGTGGAACTGCGACCTGTCAAGCCATTCGGCTGACATGAGGCTCCTTCCTGTTGGGGGACAACGGGGGGCCGCCGTGGGTTGGCGGCCCCCGTGCTCTGTCGCTGTTGCACCTGCACGCAGGTGCGTCGGCTCTGGCGCCATCACCTCCCTTCGTTGTTGGCGGGTAGTTCCGGCTCGGGCCAGCCGATCCACGCCTCGTCCGGGTAGGTGGACAGATCACCCGTCTCGACCGCCTGGTCTTCCCGGCGCTCGTCGCGCTCCTCGAAGTTGTCGAACGGGTCACTCATCGAACGGTGTCTCCATCAGCGCCTCCAGCCGTCCGAGGCGGCTGAAGATCGTCCGCTGCGCGTGCTCGATCCGTTCCATGCGGATCGCCTCCGGCGTCATCTCGTCGTGGTTGGTGAGAAGCGACAGCACCCAGGCGAGCGCGTTCGCCTCACCGGCGATGAAGCCGAGCGCCCCTTCGCTCCTGTCGCGGCTGCCCTCTTCGCGCAGGTAGTCGAGGCGGCGCTGGAGCGTCATCAGATGGCCGCGCTCCTTGTGGTTGAACTTCCTGACCTCTGTGGTCTGGTCTTCCATCACTGCTCCTTTCAGCGCGTCCATCGGTAGACGCGCGGCTTGATGATCAACGGGGCATCCTGCGGCCCCTTCTCGTACGGGGCGATCCAGATCTGCCGGTGAACGCCCGCCGACGGGTACCACTGGTTGCGCCAGTGGCCGCCGACGATGAACCGGTGCGAGTAGTGGTGCTCCTCCACCGGCTCGCCGTGCTCCGGCGTCCGCTCCCGGCGCAGCGTCACCACGGTCACGCCGCGGTCGATGAGGTCGAGCCGCTTCGCGAACCGGCGTGCCGCCCTGTCCGGCCGCTCCTGATGGTGGACGCTGATCTTCTGCTGCATCAGCCGCAGCGTCGTCTGCACGACCGCCCACCAGTGCGACGCCCCGGTCGGGCGGCCCGCCTCGGTGACCTCGTTCCCTTCGAAGCTCATGCCCCACCACCACGGCGTGACATGGGCGGCCAGCACCGGCGGCCGCAGCAGCCCTTCCGGCCACTCGTCCGGCTCCGCCTGGTACAGGCACAGGGACAGCCCGTCCTGGTGGCCGCGCTGGTGGCGCTCCTCCAGGTACTCGCGGAACTCGTCGTCACGGGTCAGTACCCGTCCCGGGTCGAAGTCGCCGGTCATGCACGGGTGCCACGAGAACGCCCGGTAGCGGGTCGGCCGGTCGAACCGGTCAGGGATCACGAGCGGCTTCGCGAAGTACACGAAGCCGCTCAGGGTGAGCACGTCGGTCGGGAAGATCGGCTCCGGCGCGAAGCTCGGCGCCGCCGCCTCGACCAGGCTGCACATGTCCGCGGACACGAAGTACGGCGACGCCGATTCCAGCCGCGCCTCCTCCATGTCGTACATCGAGCGGATCAGGAACTGCGTCCGCTTCCCGTACTCGCGTACGACGCGCGCGGCGTCGTGCTGCATCCAGGCCCGCCCCGTGTCGGAGCGAACCCAGCGCAGCAGTTCGAGTTGCGTGTCGTAGGCGTCACGCCAATCCTGGCGTGCGGCTGCGGTCGCCATCACTCCTCCTCGGGCAGGCTCATGTTGCCGAGGCCGAACGGCGAGACGTCCTCCGGCCGCGTCATGGCGGTCAGTTCCGCCTCGCCGGGCACGAGTTGGAAGATGAACTCGCTGCGGATCACCGGCCCGTGTACGAGCTTGTGGCCGCGGATGCCGCACTCGGGGCAGAAGCCGCCAAGCTCGTTCTTGTCGGCCCAGCGCACCCACGAGTACACGCTGTAGTGCAGCCCGCAGTTCAGGCACTTGAGCCGGTACTCCAGCGTCTCACCCTCGTGTTCGAGGGTGGTGCGCTCGTCTGTGTCAGCCATCGCTGACTCCTTTCAGGTTGGGGGTTGACGACGCCCTCAGTCGAGGACGTCCCGCAGCCGGTGCTGAACCACTTCGGCGTTGGTCTTCACTGCGCGCGCCTCGTCGCCGATGCGGCGGAGCCGCTCCAGCGCGGTGTCGAGGTCGCCGCGGCCGATGTCGCGGGCGGTGTCGTCGGCCCACTGCTCGATCGCGCGGCCGCCCTGGAGGCAGCGTTGGATGGTGAACCGCTCCATCACTTCTTCCTCGGGTAGAGGCGTTCAAGCTCGGCGAGCTTGGCGTCTATGCGTCGATCCTCGCGGATGTCGTCCCATACGGCCTTTGCGGTGATCGCGACGCAGATGCCGATCACGATCAGGACGGTCATCACTTCTCCTTTCGTTGGGGGACGACGGAGGGGGCCGAAGCCCCCTCGTCTGCTGCGTCCTACGCGGCGACCAACTGCTTGATCGTCTTCGTCAGGGACGCCTTCGCGGGGTTGCTCTGGAGCAGCGTCCGCTTCACGTAGCTGTCCTTCGAGCGGTATGCGCGAAGGTGGTCGAAATACTCGACCCCGGCCAGGTGCAGGCCGTACCCGGTCAGCGCGTGCGCCTCCGGGATCGTGCTGCCCATGAAGAGCGACAGGATCTTCGTGCGCTCCTCCTCCAGGTTCTCCTTCACCCGGTCGGACACGGTCGCCGACAGCGACACGACGCCGCCGCGGTCACCGATGATCTCGGACACGAACAGGTCGCGCTGGGCGGGCGTCACCTGGATCGCCTGCAACTCCAGCATCGCCTTGCGGTACACGTCGAAGTCCTGCCGCACGCCCTTCACGGCGTCCTTCGCGTCCTCGATGCGGGCCTTCACGTTCTTGGTGTGGCGGAACGTGAAGTCGGTGCCGAGCCGCTTGCCCTCCGCCTCGCTGGCGGAGACGGTGTTCGCGCACACCTGGCGGATCGCGCCGGAGCGGACGCGCAGGGCGCCCGTGCCGTCATGCCACCAGGACAGGCAGCCGAACGGCGCGACCGGCGAGTCGTCGCCGGGGAGCACGATCGGCTCGTCGAGCTTCAGCGTCAGCGCGCAGCCGACGCCGTCGCAGATGGTGATCCCAGTCTCGTACTGGAACCCCTGGTCGAACAGCAGTTCCGCGATGTCGTACGCGGTGTCGTTCTGGATCACCTCGTAGGTGTCGCGGGTGATGTTCAGCACCTGGGTGGAGCCGCTCTTGACGAGCGCCTTCCAGGCGGGCGCGTCCAGCGCCGAGTGGTTGCCGACCACTTGGATCGGCCGCTCGATCACGGTGAAGTCGTGACCGGCGAGCCGCTGGGCCTCCTCGCGTCCCGGGTAGTCGTCGAGGACGATGCCCTCGCCGTGCCACGCAGGCTCGCGGATGAAGAAGCCTTGATCGAAGAAAGCAGGCATTTCCTGCTCCTTTCTGGTTGGGGTGCCCTCCACTTGGAGGGCCGACAACTGTGCTTCACGCCCACAATTGTATCAGGGCGATCAGATGCCACCCCCTGCCGGAACCGCACGCGTATCGGGCAGGGGGTGACGACGCCCCGGAGGGCGCCTGCTAGATGGAGCGGACGAACTCGCCCCAGCCGCCGTCGTAGTAGCGCTCGATCGCCGCCACCAGGCCGACCTGGTTCAGTAGTTCGATCGTCTCGCGGTCGGACTCGCCCTCCCACTCCAGGTCGAGCAGCCATTCGCGCGCCTGGCGGCACGCCTCCCGCGGCGACGGCGTCGAGGCCAGCCAGTCGGCCGGGTCGATCTTCTCGCGCTCGACGACGATCCGCTCGTCCTCGCGTGCGCTCCAGCCGCCCCCGGCGCCGTTGCCGTCGGTGATGCCGACCTCCCAGCGCCACCAGGACGGGCGCCAGACGCCGTCCGGGGTGCGCTCGCACTCGGCGACGCACGGCTTCGGCTTCGTCGGGTGGTAGTGCTCCGGGTCGACGGTGCCGTCGAGCCGGTAGGCGTCGGTGGTCGCGATGACCGTCCGGCCGCCCCAGTATTCGTTCGTGAACCGGTCGCCTTTGCGGATCCGGGTCACGCTGATCTTGATGGCGCCCATGGCGCCTCCTTCCGGTTGTGGGGTAAGACGACGCCCCGGAGGGCGTTCAGGACAGTCGCCTGTCCCTGCGGTCGAGGCGGGTCATGTGCGACCAGCGCTCGCCGGGCGTCTGGTGGGCGCCGCCGCCGGGCGTGACGCACTCGACGAGCACGCCGTACTCGCCGTAGGGGGCGATCACCTTGTAGGTGCCGCCCCAGTAGCTGGAGTGGTAGACGGCGCCGACGACGTGGCCGGTCGGCGTGACGTGGAGCGCGGAGCGAACCCGCCCCACCTCGATGATCCGCTCCAGGCGGGCCTCGGTGTCGAACTTGGGATCCATCGGGATTCCTTTCGTTGGGGTACGACGCCCGCCTTACGGCGGGCCTGCTGCTAGCCCTGGTACTCGGGCATGTCCGAGCACGCGTCCTCAGCCTCCGACTGGGCGTCGGATGCCCAGTCGCTGAACGCCTGCTCGACGCGCGACGCGAAGTCCTCCAGGGACTCGTCGTCGTCGCGCTCCGGCCAGTCCGGCTCGGTGCTCGACGGCTCCCACGACTCCAGGTCATCCGCCTTCGACTCAAGCTCCTCGGCGATCGTCTGCAACGCCTCGCCGGTCGAGCCGTACTGGAAGTTCTCCGGCAGGTTGTCGAAGCTGTCCTGGTACTCCTGGCCGACGTCGCGGACAACCTGGGCGACGTCCGCCAGCGCCGACGTCAGGTCGGCTACGTAGCCTTCCGCCTCCGAGTTGAACTGCTCGGTGGCGCCGTCCCAGCCGTCCACGACGATCGATAGTTCGCCGTAGGGCAGGCTCATGTCCTGCACGGCCTCCTCGATCTGGGCCGTCTTGCGGTTCGACAGTTGCGTCGGCCGCGGGTAGCCGCAGGCGACGTGGCGCCGCTGCGGGCCGCCGTAGCGCTTCTCCCACTCGTAGTAGCGCTCGCCCGCGACGATCTCTTCGCCGCAGCCGGTGCAGCGGTACGGGCGCTTGGTTGCCCGGGTGCTGCGCGTCTTCGTATGCACGCGTGGCATCGAAGCTCCTTTCAGGTTGGGGGTACGACGCCCCGGCGGGATGCCGGGGTCTTGGCCGTTCAGCCGAGCGGCCGGTACGCGTTGATCTGGGCGAGCCTCGGCTCACCGGCGGAGGCGAGCACGCGGTGCTGGAACCCGTCGACCGCCCGCCGGTACAGGGCGCGGGAGCGGCTCAGGTCGGCCTCCTGGCGGGGCGTCGCCTGCACCAGGTCGTGCCCTTGTAGTTCCAGGTCGTTCGCCTCCTGCGAGATCTTCGCGGCCGTGCCCTTCGCCCACTTGAGCGTGTCCAGGTTCGCGAACTCGGCGTCCGTCTGGACGTCGTCGAGGACTTCGCAGGCGACCTTGCGGAGGTCGCGGGCGGCCTTGAAGAAGATGGCCGCGCGCTGCTCGCTGTACGTCTTGGTCATGGTGTGCCTTCCGTTCGGGGGTTGACGACGGCTGACGGCCTAGGCCGCCAACTCGTCCGGGTGCCAGCGGAAGCTGTCACGCCGCAGCGTGACCGGCTTCGCGTCGACCACCCGTGCCAGGACGCGGAAGACGTGGCCGGTGCGCTCGTCGCGCATCAGGCGCACGCCCTCGTCCTCGCGGCCGTTCACGACGGCCGGGCCGACGTCGACGCAGACGCGGCCGTACTGCAACGTGACCCTCTTGCCCATGGTGTTCCTTTCGCTCGGGGATGGACGACGAGCGCCCCCGTCAGGGGGCGCTGTCTCAGCGGCAGCAGGCGTGAACCTTGATGTCGCCCTCGTGGTAGCCCATCTCCCGCATCTCCTCGTCGAGGTAGTCCTCGATCGCGTCAGAGGCGGTCGCGTACGGGCCGTAGGACTTGCTGGCGTGTGCCAGGCTCTCGCGTGCGATGTCGCGGCAGCCGGTGCGGTGAACGCTGGCGATGAAGCCGCCGACGATGGCGTGGTTCAGCAGGGTGACGGTGGTGGCGGGCATGGTGCTCCCTTCGGTGGGGTGCCCTCCCGCCCCGTTGGCGGGAGTGACGACGCCCGATACGCTCGGGCCAGGCGGTCTAGCGGGGGCCGCCGATCACGTCGTCGGAGAAGCCGCAGGCGCGCAGGAAGCGCAGGCCGTCGAAGCGCGGGTTCTCATCGCCGAGGTTGCGGCTGAGCGTCGAGGCGATGTCGATGCCCCAGGAGTCGCGCTCGTCGCACTTGCGATCGTCGCGGGCCTCGCGGATCGAGGCGGCGATCAGGTTGTAGTCCTTGCGGGACATGGTGTCTCCGATCGTGGGGTGTCCCCGTCCGCCCCGATGGCGGAGGGTGACGACGCTCGCCTAGGCGAGCCTGAGCACAAGGTGCTCGACATGGACGCGGAGCGTGTGGGTCAGGTGATGCGGGTCGCCGTTGACGATCTCGAACGCGGCGTCGAGCAGCAGATGAAGCACAGAGGTTCCTTTCGGTCGGCCATCGCCCCGTTGGCGGTGGGTGACGACGACGCCTGGCCGAAGCGGGGCGTCGTGTGTTGCTGCCTAGTCCGGGTGCCACGATCCCGCCCCGAAGGCGGTACGCGCTTGTTCCGTTTCGTGCAGCAAGATTGCGCGCTG